GCCAGTCTAATGACGGGAACCACTATCGCGACGCCGCCGGCTATGAACGGAGACGAGCCCCGCTGGGGAAGCGCCAGGCGGCCAATATAGTGACGGAAACCACCATCCGGACGCCGCCGGCCACAGTCCCGACGCGGACCAGAGAAAATACGCCGGGCGGCTAAACCGAAAACGCGGGAGCCAGAGGATCAGCGCCGCCAGGCCACCGTTTACGCGACAGCCGAACATCGAACGCCGGGCGGCCAGTGGAAGGGCGAGAACCGTGGATCAGGCGCCGCCGGCTATCGGTTCAGCGGAAACTAAATGAGACACGCCGGGCGGCTAGCGAACTGACGGAAGCCAATCACTAAACGCCGCCGGCCACATGTTGCACGAGGACCAGAACAGGCACGCCAGGCGGCTACACGCTAGGCGGTACCCAAGATGCCAGCGCCGCCGGCCAGCAGGATAACAAGGCTCAGCACCGAACACGCCAGGCGGCCGTACCAGGTACGGAAACCAAGGGCTTTACGCCGCCGGGCAAACAGGAGGAACAGCATGAGGACACCGAAGCGCACCAACCCGGGCTCGTACGCGGAGCTGCGGATGTGGGCGGAGGCGTTCGCGGACGCGCAGGCCGCGCGGATCGCGTTCGACAACAAGGAGCGGTCGGGGACGGTCGCGACCGAGGCCCTGGGGCCGGTCGCGGACCTGTACGCCGAGGCGGAGAAGCGGACGGAGAAGGAGCTGCTGGCCTGCTACCGGGTGACGGTGCCGGAGACGGTGCAGAGCTGGGCGCGGGAGACCCCGGGGATCGGGGAGCACACCCTGGCGCGGCTGCTGGGCATCACCGGCGACCCGCGGATGGCGTACCCGAGGCACTGGGAGGGGACCGGCAGCGACCGGCACCTGGTGGACGACGAGCCGCACCCGCGGATGCTGAGCCAGCTGTGGCAGTACACCGGCCGCGGCGCCCCGAAGAACCGGGACGTGAAGGGGGACGCGGAGGCACTGATGGCGAACGGCCGCCCCGACGCGAAGAAGCTGGGCTACCTGCTGGCGTCGGCGCAGGTGAAGTCGAACGCGAAGGGCGGCACCGGGTACCGGCACGTGTACGACCGGGTGAAGGAGAAGTACGCGCTGAAGGTGCACTCGGTGAAGTGCGAGGGCGGGTTCTCCGGGGCGCTGTACGTCAAGTGCAAGACCCGCCCGCAGGACACCTCGGGGCAGTTCTACGGCGAGCTGGCCGAGCGGGAGAAGGCGAAGATGGGCTACGCCGAGGCGGGCGACCCGTTTCAGCCCTCGCACGTGCACGCGATCGCGCTGCGGCACACGGCGAAGGAGATCCTGCGGGACCTGTGGCTGACGGCCGGGGGGCAGGAGCCGGTGTTCGGCGCGAGCCGGGCGGGCGAGGAGGGCAGGCGCCGGGGCAGGCACCGGACCGGGGGCGGGCTGCACAGCTGAGGGGTTTCCCTGCCCTGGCCAATGTGGAGACGCGGCCCAGTGTGGGTAACGCCGGGGCAGGGGGCCGAGTAGGTCACGGGAGCCATCGCGGGTACGCCCCGCCCGGCTGTAACGGAAACGGGAACCGAAGGCGAGACGCCAGGGCAGAGGGGACATACGAGCAGCGGGAACCACGCGATAGACGCCCCGGCCCGGCCAATCTCAGGACAGGGCTCAATGGAAGGAACGCCAGGGCAGAGGGGACATCCTCATAACGGGAACCACGCGACAGACGCCCCGGCCCGGCCAATCGAAGCACGGCAGCTCCATCGTAAGTACGCCGGGCCACTGAATCAGCGGGAGCCAAGCTGGAAACGCCCGGCCACAAGATCTGCGGGCACCAAGCGAATAACGCCGGGCGGCCAAACATGGCGCGCGACCCCAGTGTGTAACGCCGCCCGGCCACTTCGAAAACGAGCACCAGCTTGCAGGCGCCGGGCCGTACCTGCTACGGCAGCCATCGGTAATAACGCCCGGCCGTCACCCCTGCGGCAGCCACGTGGAATACGCCGGGCACAGGAACGAGAGAAAAGGAGGAAGAGCATGAGCAGGACGAAGACGCTGGACCTGAAGGTGACGGTGTCCGGCGAGGACCCGGACGGCACCCTAGCCGCGATGACTCGCGCCGGCGCCAATCCCGTGCGGCTGAGTTCCGGCGGGTACACCCTGAAGGTCACGAACCTGGAGCGCGCCGACGGGCAGCCGTTCGGCCTGGAGGCAGCGTTCGAGGAGTACTGGCGGGAGACGCACTGCGAGGGCTATGACGACACCGCACCGGAGAAAACCGAGGCGCGCGACGCGTTCCTGTACGGCGTGAATTACGGGAAAGAGCACGGGTGAGCCCTGCTGAGGGCAGCTGCCCGGACGAGGAATAGATGTTACGCATGGCATGTTATGCCTGTCAGTGACTCTCAGTGAAAGAGGAGAAAGCATGTCCCGACAGAGCAGGGGATTCCCGCCGGGCTTCCGCACGGAGGAAGTCCTGGTGACACCGGAGATAGCGAAAGAGCTGCTGGAGACGATGCACCCCAACCGCAGCAGGTCGCGGATGGAGGTGGGGCTCCAGGAGGAGAACCTGAAGTCTGACTCGTGGTGGCCGGAGATCAGCCCGGTGTTCATGGACGCCGACCCGGACAGCCCGGCGTCCTACGACGCCCAGCACCGGTTCCAGGCGGTGGTCAACACCGGGATCAGCGCGTGGATGCTGTTCATCTACGGCGTGCGCGACGAGGCGGCGGAGTACATCGACACCGGCCGCAAGCGCACCTACGCGGACATGCTCCGCATGGGCGAGGTGCCCGACTACAAGCGCCAGTCGGTGCTGACCCGGTACATGGCCCTGTACGAGGGCTACGGGGTCGAGGGCATCCGCAACCCGAGCCGGTACCCGGTCACCCAGCAGGCCAAGAACGCGCACCTGAACAGCGACGCGGTGATGAAGTCGATTCACGCCGGGGAGGCACTGTACCGGGCGGTGCACGCCAACCCGAGCTGGGCGGCCTTCGCCGTGTGGCGCACCGGGTCGGTCGCGGAGGACGGCACGTTCACCGTGGACCCGTTCTGGGAGAAGGTCCGCCACGGCGAGAACCTGGTCAAGGGCGATCCCGCGATGGCGCTGCGCAACTGGCTGATGAACGGCGTCAAGCGCGACCGGCGCCCGGCCGACCGGCGGCTGATGGAGTTCTACGCCTACGCCACGTCCTGGAACAAGAATGTCACCGGGGCCGGCTACACGCGGGTGAACCCGGGATTCGAGCGGCGCCGCGACGGGTCGCTGTACTTCCCGGCCGCGAACGTGCCGGACTTCCTGCCGCCGGACGCGGGCACGATGACCCGCCACCAGCTGCGCACCGCCCGCGAGGCGATGGAACGCGGCGACATGTCCCAGCTGCTGGCCCTGCGCGAGAAGATCGCCGCGGGCGCGGGTACCCGGAAGGAGGACGGCGAGTGAGAATCCTGGTGACGTCCAACGGGTTCGAGGACGACCCGGAGACCTGGTACTCCCTGGACGAGCTGGCGGCCGAACTGGAAGTCAGCGCGACGGAGGAGTACGCGGAGCAGGTGCTGTCCCAGCTGCGGGCCGGGGCGAAGAAAGTGACCGTGGCGAACGGGCCGCAGGCAACGGACACCTACACGGTGGAAGACTGACTGCGGCTCGTGCGGGACAGGAGTAAGGTGATGTTGTGCCCTGCGGCGGGCGTTCCCGGACGCCGCAGGGATACGGTGCGGGGTGGCGCAGTTCGGCAGCGCGCCGGGCTCATAACCCGGAGGCCCCTGGTTCAAATCCAGGCTCCGCAACGGCAAGGGAGAGCAGGCGTGAACGAGGTAACGGCGAAGGTGAACTGCGACAGCGCGGGTATCTGCACCTGCAACTGCTGCGACAGGCAGAAGAACCGGCACTGCTACCAGCACGGCAACCGGTGCCATTACAACTGCACGCCGCGGTACTGAGTGCCAGCTGGCACTGAGAGAGGACAGGCATGGACGAGACAGCGGACATCCCCCTCGGCGAGCTGGCGGCGGTGCCCCTGGAAGAACTAGCGCGGATGCTCGCCCTGGACCTGCCCGTGCCGGAGACGCAGCCGGGACGGTTCCAGTCGTCGGTCTGAAGGTGGTCATGGTGGCGTAGCCCAGCGGCCAGGGCACTTCCCTGTCGAGGAAGCGATCGCGGGTCCGAGTCCCGTCGCCACCGCGCAAGGGGGCCAACAGCGTAACGCGCACCAATTTAGTCACGCCCCGCACTGATGATCACGGATTACCGTTTGACGCACAGCAGGACACAGGTAAGCTGAGCACGACGGGCCGGAGCAGAACTCCCCAAGAGGCAATTGCACCCGGCCCGTCGCCTCTCTAGGGGATTAGAGGAACGGCAGGCTCTCGTTGGCGCGGGGGCCTGCACCCTTCTTCACCACTCACCGCCCGCCGGCGCGTCAGCCGGAAGCAATGCCACGAATGGACGGCAGTAACCCGGAGCGCAAGCGGCGCCACCACAGGCCGATGCACTCCTCCCGTAACGGGCTGGGGCACGACGCGCGTCGCCGCCTCGCCAAGAGGAAGCGCAACCAGGAGCACTACTCCTACTGCGGGCGCAAGGTAAAGAAGGCGAAGGAGAAGAAATGACGCGCAAGGGCTACCGGCACCGGGTCGTCATCCAGGACCGGTCGGGCAGCATGGAGAAGATCCTGGAGGGCGCGCAGGCCGGCCTCGACGAGTTCCTGGCTGCGGAAGGCGACTCGCACCGTACTGGCAAGGTGACGGTCAGCCTGTGGGACTTCGACACCGAGATCCGCTGCGTGCACTCCTTCGAGACCCCGGAAGCGGTCCGCGGCTACCAGATCCGGCCGCGCGGCGGCACCAACCTGTACGACGCGGTCGTGCTGGCGGTCGCCGCCGAGGGCCGCAAGCTCGCGGAGCTGCCCGGGGACCAGCGGCCCGAGGACGTCACCGTGGTGATCGACAGCGACGGCGAGCACAACACCTGGGTGGAGCACGACGGCCCCGAGGCGAAAGAGGCGCTTGAGCACCAGCAGGACGCTTACGGCTGGCGGGTGCTGTACATGGGCTGCGGGCAGGCGGCCTTCGACGAGGGCGCCAGGATCGGCACCCGCAGCGGCCTGTCGGTGAACACGGTCTCGTCGAACACCGGGCAGCGCAACGCCTGGAAGATGTCTTCGGACTACCTGTCCCGTGCCCCGGTCGCCTCGGCCGCGGCAGCGGCGGGCAGCTACGACCTCTCGCTGGAGGAACGTTCTCTCGGCGAGTCGGGAGAAGAAGCACCGGCAACCGAAGGAGAAAACTGACATGTGCTACGAGCACACCGGGCAGGGCCACGGCTACTGCCGCAACTGTTCCCACATCGTCCGGGCGGACCAGGAGCAGTGCTCCGGCTGCGGCGCGCACCGCCAGGCGCTGATGACCTTCGACCGGGCACTGGACCAGGGCGTCATCAGCGGGTGGGCTTACCCCGGTTTCGACCTCGGCACCGGTCCGTACGCCCAGGACACCGCCCCCGTTCTGTAACCCGCGACCCGGGCGGGGACATTATCCGCAGCGTCCCCCACAGTGGCAGCACCCCCGCCCGGTTGCGCCTCGTTAGCTCAGTGGCAGAGCGCCGCCATGGTAAGGCGAAGGTCCGCGGTTCAATCCCGCGACGAGGCTCTCCGCCGTCCCGCGGCCCGGCCGTCTTCCCCAGAGCCGTCGCGGGGCGGCGGTTCCACGCACGGCGGACATTCACCGCGCGAAACCTAACTTGGCTACACCGCCGGCGGTCACTTAACCCACGAGGCCCGACTTGACAACGCCGCCGGCGGCTACTTGACACGCGGTACCCAGTCTGTCTGCGCCGCTGAACCGGAAGGAAAGTACGACGAAGGACAGCTGCTGCGGGGCGACGGTAAGCACGATCCAGTGCTCGTGCCCCGCTAAGTGCAAGTGCACGTGCGTTATGTGCGTCTGCAAGGGCGGGAACTAGGAAGAAGGAGAAAGGCATGGCTGTTCGCATTCACCAGCTGCTCGCGGTTATCGGCGGCGTCAAGGCCGAGACCGACGCGGCTGTAACCCGGCTGACCCAGGCCGCGCACAGTGAGACCCTGATGACGGGCCTGGTCAAGACGTCCCGGCTGACCGACCCGGACGGCGAGGAGAAGAACCGGCAGCGGCGGCGTGCTACGCCTCCCCAGGTGACCAAGGTCCGGTACACCGCCGGACAGGCACTGGCCGACGCGGAGAAGGTGCTGACCCAGGGCTGGGACCTGGCGCTGACGCTGGACACCGCGCAGGGCGCCGCGAAGGCGGACGTCACCGTAGACGGCGAGGTGCTGCTGCACGACGTCCCGGTACGTCACCTGGTGTACCTGGAGGGCGAGATCGGCAAGCTGCTGACGCTGGTCGCGGGCATCCCGGTGCTCGACGGGGCGCAGACCTGGACGACGGAGAACGTCGAGCCGGGCCAGTGGAAGTCGGCCGAGAAGGAAGGCGACCGCAAGGAGAAGGTGCCGTTCAACTGGCACCGCGGCAACGGCACCGACAAGTTCCAGGAGATCGTGGACGTGATGACCCGCGACGAGGTCGTCGAGTACACCACCACGGTGAACTACTCGGGTGCGCTGCCCGCCGAACGGAAGGCGCAGCTGACCGACCGGCTGTCGCAGCTGCGGACCGCGGTGAAGATGGCGAGGGAAGAGGCGAACTCGGCGCAGGTCACCCAGCTGAACGAGGGCGCGGCGATCTTCGAGTGGCTGCGGCGGCCGTAAGTTTGCGCGTGCGCCCGGCGTGCGGTAGTGTTACTCCTGTAAGGACCTAGCATCAGCCGTTAGCCGGGAGCCGTGCTGCTCAGCCGTTCGCTCCTTGTCCTTCGAGCCGTTAGCCTTCAGGTCTTCCCGCGAGGGCAGTTACGTCAAGGTGAAGGTCCGGGGTTCGACCCCCCGCGCCCCGTCCAGCATCGGGGCGTAGCTCAGCTGGCAGAGCATCACCCCTCGGAAGAGCGGCTGCACCTCAACGATCACGAAGACGCCAACCGACACCTAGCGTAATCGGAAAACGCACCGGTATTCGGAACCGGGTATTGGGGGTTCAAGTCCCCCGATGTCATCGCCCCCCCTACCCTGGGCATGGGTAGGGGGGGCACCATAGTTTCCCGGGAGGAACAGTGAAGGGACGCGGCTGCAACTGCCAGTGCGCCGGCTGCCGGGGCGTGCACGGCGTCACCGACCACTGCCGGGTCAGCTGGCTCGGGTGCAATGCTTAGGTGTGTGCCCTTACGGATCGCCGTGCAAGTGCCGCTGCTCCCGGTGCCATGACTCCGGCACGGTCTGGAACGGCCGCAGCCTGGTGCGCTGCCCGGGGTGCGGGTGAGCATGGCTGAGTGCCAGCTGGCATTACGGGCGGGGCCGCCTGCGGTTCAGCCAGGCCAGCACGATGACGCCGATGACGATCCAGAGCAGGAGCACGCCGTCGCTCACGTCAGTACCGCGAGCACGAGCGCAGCCAGCACGAGCGCGGCAGAGCTGGCTACCAGGTAGACGAGGCCGGCGTCGGCGTCCTGCAGTGCCTGCTTCGGCGACGTCATGACGATTACCCTCCTGTAGTGAAGTGCCCGGCGACCCAGGGGCCTGCGTGGGCGCCGCCGCTGGCGAGCGCGCGGACGCCGGCGGTGTAGGACGTTCCGGACTTGAGGCTGCCGCCCTGGAAGTGCTGCGGGTCGGTGCCCTCCGGGGTGTACCGCGGGTAGCTGGCGGTCTCCGTGGTGAACTGGTTCCCCTCGCACACGGCGATCTCGTACTCGCTGACGCCCTGGCTTTCCGGCGTCCCAGGGGAGGTGAACACCACGCTGAACGAGGTTATTCCGCCCGTCCAGGCGACGTTGCGGACCGGGCCGAACACCCACCCGTTGCCGGAGACGGCGTCGAGCCAGCCCGTCGAGAACACGTCGCTGTCGGTCGGCCCGTTGTCGTTGAACTGAATGCCGATGATCGCGAACGGGCCGGACGCGGCAGCTAGCTCGGCGATCGCGGCGGCCGTCGAGAGACTCCAGTTGGCGATCCACAGCCCGACGCCAGAAGTGACGCCGCCCGCTACGAGCGCATTGACGTTCGCGGTGACGCTGGACGCCGACTGGTACAGGGCGGGCCTGCGCTGCCCGGGGCGCTTCGCCGACGCGTACGACGCCAGCGCGTACCTCGCCCACCGTGCGATGTCCGGCGACCCGACGGCCATGGCGCCGTCCTCGCAGTCGAGGACGTCGGAGGTGTGCCCCTCGTCGAGGGCGAGGTCCGGGGACTGGGCGATGTGCACGGCGCCGGGGTGCGCGGCCCACATCGCCGGGGTCCAGGCGACACCCGGCCCGGTGTCGTAGCCGGCCAGCTGGTAGTTCTTCGGGGCGCTGGCGTAGTTCGCGGCGGTGACGTCGAACGCGAGGGTGAAGCTCATGCGGCCAGTCTACGGAGCGCCCTTGCCGAAGTCTTTAACCTCGTCGTAGACGATCAGCGGCGGGCTGTACCCCTGGATGCGGCCCCGGCGCAGGGTCCTGCGCGGCGGGCGGCACGGGACCAGGCTCCAGGCGCACGTGCACTCGCTGTCCGGGCCGGCCCAGTCGTCGTTGCTGCAGTGCCCCCAGCCGCCGTCTTCCGCGGGCACGATCGCATGGTGGCAGAGTACGCACCAGCTGATTACCTTCCGGCGGTCACCACCGGGCATCGTCCTCCTCGTTCCCCTCAGCAGGATTTGCCTGTACGGTCCGGCTTGTCTCGATGGTTGGTACCTTCGGGATATCAGGGACCGCTGGCGTGCCCGCGCGCATCGGCGACAAGTCACCGGGTATCCCGCTCTGCATTGCCGCGATCTCCCACGCGCCGCCCTTGCGCCAGTCCCAGTCGTCGTCCTCGCCCAAGTGGTACCACCAGATGTCGCCGCGCATGACGAACGCGTCACGGTCTTCCCGGTGCTCGAACGTGTACGGGTAGCTGCCCTGCATGTGCGGGGTCGTCTTCACCAGGACCTGGAACATCAGGCGCCCGGTGAGAAGCGGGCGGCTTCGGCGAGGATGGCCTCGCGGTTGGCCAGGATGAACGGCCCCAGCTCGGGAGGGCGGATGTCGGCGCACAGCAGGCTCCTGGAGAGGAACCTGCTGTGCAGGTCGAAGTACCCGGGGTCGTACGTGCCGCGGGCCTTGTCGCTGACCTCAGTGCCGGTGCGCGCGGAGAGGTCGAGGCTGACCAGGCGCGTAACGAAGAAACGCTGGACGGTCAGCCCCGTCCTGAACACCGAGCTGACCAGGAGCACCTGTGACGCGCCGGCGGCGGTCGCCCCGAGTTCCTCGAACAGCTCGCGGTGCATCGCGGCCTCAGCCGAGGGGTCACCGGGTTCTATGCCGCCGCCGGCTGTCGTCCAGTACGGGGGCAGCCCCGGCCTGACCCGCCGGATCAGGAGCAGGCGCCCGTCGTCACTGACCGGGAGCGCCCGCGCTGACTGCCGTGCTATCGGCCGCAGTCCGGGGGTCATCAGCCTGTCCAGGTTTCGATGTCGGTGGCCAGCTGCTCGTCCTCGTCGCTGAAGATGTCCCGCCCGGCGGTAGCGACGTAGACCAGCTGGCCGAGCCGCATCGACGGCTTTTTCCGCCAGGCTTCCAGCAGCCGCCGCAGGATCTCCTGCTTCTGCTCGTCGGTCTCCGCGCGCCCGGGGATCATCAGATGTTCCAGACGAAGCCGCAGACCAGCAGGTCAGTCTCGTGCTCGCGGTAGTGGTGCTCGCAGAACATCAGCCTTCCGCGCTTCCAGGTGCCGTGCGGGGGCTGCCGGTAGGAGACCCGGACCAGGTGCCGGGCGGGAGCACCGCAGCGGTCGCACGGCTCGTCGGGGATCGCCTCCGGCAGCGGCGCCGCGGTGACGGGAGGCAGCCTGCGGGGCTCGCCCGCCTTCCTGCCCACGATTCTCACACGGGTCCTTTCTTTACCTTGAGCCGGTGCCGTGGCAGTCAGGGCACTGGACTTTGCCGGTGCCGCCGCACTGACGACAGCCTTTCGCCTGGCAGAAGGGGCACTCTCGCTTGCCGGCGCCGCCGCACTGGGCGCACTCTCCCTTGCTCATGCCTTTACCTCCCGCGCGGCCGGTCGGAGCAGTCCCGCTTGTGCGCCTCGATCTCGCTGGTCGGGAAGAAGCACTGGCAGTACGGGCAGCGGGTTTCGTCTCCCATTGCCTTTCCTTTCGTTCAGATGACGCCGAAGCCCCACAGGAAGCACCCGAGGGCGAACACCCAGATCGCGGTGTAGATGACCTTGCCGGGCGGGGTGAGGGACGCCCACCCGGTCTTCCACTTGCAGTTGCTCATGCGCTACTTCTTCTTTCTCCGGGTCTGGATTTCGGTTTCGCCGCACTCGGGCACCATGCAGTGCCGCTCGCGCATCTCCTCGCCGTTGCCCATGTCCTGCCAGGCACTCCACACGGACCAGACGTGCCCACTGGACGGACCCATCCTCAGCTCTTAACGTCGTGGCAGGCGGAGCAGATCTTCAGGGTGAGGCCGCTGCCGACCGGCGCGAACGGGTCGGGTACGCCCGCCTGGTAGTCGTGCTGGTGCTTGCGCGTCTCGTAGTCGTTGCCGGTACAGGGGTCGTCGCGGCAGAACTTCTCGCGGATGTCCAGGCCGGAGCCGTAGAAGATCCACCGGGTCCAGTCGCCCCAGTCGTGCTCGTGTTCAACAGTACTCACGCAGTAGCTCCCTTGCTGTCATCAGGACTCACCAGTATACCTGTCTTGAGCAGCGGGTCCTGGATGATTCCCGCGTCCCTTGCCCCGAACAGGCAGTGCCGGGCACCGTCGTAGGCATGGTTCATGTCGCCGTGCATGCCTTTCAGCGACGGCACGACCCCGGCGGCCACCAGCCGCTTGTCGCTCGCCCACGGCTTGACGTCCGCGGCCGGGCGGATCTTCACCGTGTAGCCGAACATCTCCAGCACCTCGGCCAGCTCGTATACCAGCTGCCGGGTGACGTCGGCCGGCTTGCCGCGGCTGCCCGCGCTGCGCCCGGTGACGAACTTCTCCACCGACGCGACACGCTTGCCCACGGGGTACGGCTTGCCGGAGTAGTACGTATTCAGCATGCCCTGCAGCACGACAGCAGCGTCCGCGCCCACCGCCTGGATCAGGCTGCGCCCGACGAGCCTCCCGGCGTTGTAGTCCAGGAAGCACATGCCCGTAGCCGGTCCCGGGTCGAGCCCGACGCAGCTGTCGATCAATGCTTCCTCCTCTTAACGTGCCGGGCGTGGTCCGCCCAGTCCAGGAACAGCCGCCAGCAGGTCCGGCAGCGGATTCCCCGGTAGAACCTCCGGCTCACGTGAAGGTCACCGTCCACGGCCAGCTAGCCCACAGCAGCGGCACCCCGTTGCGCTTGACGATCAGGCTCTCACCGTCCTTGCTCACCTGGCACTCAGTGAACGTGTAGTCGCCGAACCCGGTGTGCACCGTGATCTCACTCGGCATGCTGCTCCTCGACGTAGGCACCCCACTGGTCCGCCATCGCGCGGGCGAGGCCGGGCAGGGTGCGGTTGCGCTCCCGCTGCCGGAACCTGCGGCCCTTGCCGTCCTCGTGCGTGTTACTCGGCTCCCACCCTTCCTTCGGGTTGTCCCGGTCAGTGCGCCAGCTGCCCCCGCCGGTTGCCACCCGGCCCGATGGCGTGACCGGGTTGTCCGCGACGAGCAGCGGCAGGTTCCCCAGCCACAGCCCGGTTGCCTTCACCAGCGGGTCACCGAACCACCACGGCTGCACGTACTGGTCCGGCGGCCGGTAACGGCGGGTCATGTCGCCGCGCGGGTTCTCCACCGCCACGTGCGGTGCCGGGGCGCGGGTCATCTCCATGAAGAAGTCCGCCGCCTCGTCCTGCACCGACGGCAACGGGTACTCCCCGCCCGGTCCTACCCGGGTAACGCGCTTCTGCTTCCACCACACCGCCCCGGCCAGCGACAGGTGCGTGCACGGCGGGAAGCCGATGAACAGGTCCCACAAGTTCTGCTCGGGGCCGCCGATGGTACCCGCGTGCCGGTGCAGGATCTCGTACCCGCGCACCCGGTTGACCGGATGAGTGATCTTGAACAGGTCCCGCACGTCGCCCTGGTAGTGCCGGACGCGCGTGCCCGCCTCGGGCTGGTCCGGGACGTTCACCCAGCGGTTCTCCGCCGCAACGAACGTCATCACCGGAGTCTCGCTCGGCTCGATGTCCGCCGACCACGCCTCCCAGCCCCTCGCCGCGAACGCGTTGCGAACTTCACCGGAGCACTCGCACCCGGCGAGCATGCGGAACTTACGCACTGCGGGCCGCCAGCCCCTCGACCAACTTGCCGGTCAGGTACAGCGCCTGCGAGTCGGTGAAGGTAGCCGCCTTCAGGCTGGTGAACAGCTCGTTGAGCGCGACGGCGATCTCGCCGACGCCCTGCAGCGGCTCGTCGGGCAGTGGCATCAGCTTTCCGTTCCCCGGCACTTGCCCTCCCTGCCGCAGGCACGGCACGCGATGAGCACGCCGTTCCTGAACCGCCACGCGCACCAGCGGCACAGGAACAGGCGGTACCGCGCGCCGCAGTTACGGCAGTGCACGCGCAGCCGCGCGGCCGACGGCTTCCCGCACAGGTGCCCGTCGTAACCGCCCCGGGTGAACGCCCGGATCTTCCGGAACTCCCAGACCCGCAGGTACCGGGACTCGCACGGGGGGCTGTGCCTCAGGTCAGCGTCGGTCAGCTCCTCGACCGCCGCGTCGATGCCTGCCTCACTTGCGACTGTCACTCGTCCTCCTTCGGGAACGGCACGCCGAACCTGATTTCAAACAGCTCTTCCACGTGCGGTCCCAGTGCCAGCAGTTCAGCGGTGACGCAGACAGCAACCTGCCCGCGCTTGTCGTGCAGCTCCCACAGGTCCCGCGCGTAGTCCTGGCACCAGCCGGGCTGCGTCCCGGCGACTCCCCTCTGCGCGGTAGCCGCCTGGTCCAGCCCCGGAGTCCACCAGCTAGGCCCCATCAGCTTTCCCCGAATCCCTGGCGCAGCAGGGCCATCGCGTGCTTGCTGCTGTCGGCGTACAGCATCCGCTCGAACAGCGTGTCCCCGCCGGCGTAACGGACCACCGGGACGCCGTAGGCGCGGTCCTCGCTGCCGTCCGGCGCGAACGCGACCTTGACCCCGCCGAGCAGCCAGGCGGGCCGCCGTGACTCGCAGAACGCGAATGTCCCGACGCCGTCCCTGGTCGCCGTGTAGTGCCGGTGCGTCCGGTTGTGGACGGCGGTGGCCAGATCGTGCAGCCTCATGCTCTCCCTGTCCTTCCCTCGCGGCTCCGTGCGAGCCTCGGCGACCCGGCGGCGAACTCAGTCCCTGCGATCTCGTCCCAGTGCAGCCCGGCAGCGCACTGTCCTGTTCCGCGGGTGCACGACAGCGGGAAGCCGGCGTAGCTCCCGCGGGCACCGCATGCCTTCTCCGGGTAGGCGAAGACGGTGACCGCTTCCCGGCGGCAGGTAATGCACAGCACCGTGTGCTGGAGGCCCGCCGGCATCACCGGGTACTCGCGCAGGCAGCCGCACGACAGGCGGAACAAGCGCACCGGGTGGTGCGTCAGGGGCATAACTCATGGTAGAGCCCTCTCTGGTTCCTTCAGCTGGTGCCCGGTGCGGCGCCGGTGCTGTTCCATGTTCAGCGGGCGCATGACCTTGCCGCACTCGCACTCCCGTTTCAGCTGCTGCGCGGCGGTCAGCACGCAGGCGCGGTGCGCCGGGGCGAGGTTCCCGGCGGCGGTGTTCCGCGGGTTGCCGTCCCTGCGCTGCAGCACCAGGTAGCCGGCGTCCCGCCAGTAGCCGTCCGCGGTGACCGGCTCCCCGCAGTGCGTGCAGTAGTACGGCGGCGGCACCTGCTCGAAGAACCGGCGGCGGAACAGCGCGACGTCCTCCGCGGGGCCGGGCCGCCTGCTGCCCCGGTGGCGCCCGCACCGGCAGTCCGCCGGGCACGGCCCGTTGAACGCGGTCACAGTGTGCCTCCTGTCTCCAGGCTGGGAGCGCCGTACTCGTCGCCTAGCTCAACCGTGTAGCCGAGCACCGTGTACAAGTCCGGGTGCCAGAGCAGGCTGCCGTCGGCCTTTTTCAGCTTGCGCACCTCGGCGGCCCACTCGGCGTTCATTGTCCAGGTGCCGGGGTACGGCACGCTGTGCCCGGCCCGTGAGGGAGCGGCGTCCCTGACCTGCTGCCGCATGTGCGCGAGCAGCATCGCGTCCAGGGCCGCCTGCCCTTCCGGGATGTACTCCGGCTCCTCCGGGGCTTCCTGCACCTCCGCCGCCAGCGCCTCCTGCAGTTCCTGCACGTGCGCGTTCCACTGCTCCATCGAGTGCGCGACGGCCGGCGGCACGGGCAGCCGGTGCTGCTCGGCTACCTGTGCAAGCTGAACCAGCGGCGGCACGTCCCCGCTCTTGACCGGGGTGACCCTCGGTGCCTTGCGCTGGCAGGGATAAGCCGGGTCGCACTCTGCGTGCTCGCAGCCCCAGTACCGGGGGTCGCCCCGCTCGAACGGCACCGCCGTGAGCGGTACCCCGGTCGCCGCCGGCGGTACCAGGCCCAGCTCCCGTTCCTTCCGCTCAAGGTCCCGCTGCGCCCTGATCTTCTCCCGCTTTGCGGCGGCTTGCTTCCAGGCGAGGCGCTGCGCTCTCCGTTTCCGCTCGCCGTCTTCGAGGACGAGGAACAGGGCGAAGCCGCAGGGAACCGCCGCGAGGTAGCCCCAGTCGTTGTAGTTGAGCGACGGGTAGACCGCCAGCAGGGCGATGATCACCCCGGAGATGACGGAGAGGATGAACTTGACCACCCATTCCAGTCTCATGCCAGTCCCGCCAGGATGCTGCGGCCGACGGCCTCGCCGAGAGCCGGGGGAGCAGCCGCGCCCGCTAGCTTGAACTGGGCGACGGGGCTGCCGCTGAACGGGTGACCGGGCGGGAACCCCTGGAGCGCGGCGCACTCCCGCAGCGATAGCCTGCGCATCCGGCCGGGCGTCCCGTCGAACGTACCCGGGGTACCGCCCCATTTCGACAGGTACTCGTGGTAACGCTCAATCCACGGTGCCGCGCCGTACTCCAGCTGGTCCAGGTCGAGTACCGGGGTGCGGTTGCCGCCGAGTGCCGCGGCGATGAACGGCGCGGTGCGGCGCAGGTCGAGCATCCGCCCGGTTCCCGACAGCAGCTGCCCGGAGTACGGCGAGTTGCGCAGCACCGGGTGAGCGGCGAGGGTCACCCCGGCCGGGCACGGCACGTCCCTGGCCCCGGCCGGCAGATTTGCCAGCGCAGCGCCCGCACTAGCCCGCCCGGCCGTGGTTTCCGCGGCGGACGCGTCCGGCTTGCAGCCTTTCGGCATCCCGATCAGGAACAGCAGCTCCCGGTGCTGCGGCACGCCGTAGTCGGCGGCGTCGAGCACGGGGGCGAAGGTGTCGTAGCCGTGGTCACGGGCCAGCCGCCGCAGCCGGGTCATCACCGCGGACCACCGGAGACTGGCGAGCGCGGGGATGGTAGCCAGGGCGAACGCGGCCGGGCGGACCAGGGCGACGGCGTCGAGGAACCGGTAGAGCAGCTGCGGCTCGTCGCCGTCCGGGTCGGCCAGCTTGTCGAACCTGCCGCTGCTCACCAGGGGCGGGTGCCCCGCGACGAGGCCGTCCGGCGCCTGGCGGGCGAGTACCCCGGTGTCCCCGGCGTTGAGCAGGTCGTGGATGTCGGCCTGCACTACCGGGACCGGCGGCATCGCCGAGCGCAGCGTCGCGCACGCGTTCCGGTTCTCGTCGGTGGCCATCACCGGGGTGAAGCCGGCCCGGGTCAGTCCCAGGTCGAGCCCGCCTGCGCCGCTGAACAGGCTGACGTACCGCAGCGTCATGCGTGCTTCCTCTCCAGTTGTAACCGGGCCTGGCGTTTCCACTTCGGGTCACGTGAGAAGCTGGGCCGGCCCCGGCCTGTCCTTTACTTGCTGTGGTCCCGGCCGCAGTCGTGCATCTGCGTCCAGGGGTGGCCCGCTTCGAGCTTGCACTGGTTGCTGCACTGGTAGCACTGTTCGGGGCACTGCTCTTTCCTCGCCACCTGTTCTCCTTTACTTCCTGTGCCGCCGGCAGTTGGGGTGCACCGACAGGAGCCACCGGCTCTGGTGCCAGATGTACTGGCAGTACCCGCAGTCCGGGTCCGCCGGCTTCGGCGGCCGGGTCACTTCGGCGTCTCGCAGGCGGTGCACACGTGGTGGTGCGCCTTCCCGCTGGTGTCGGTGCACAGGTGCGGGTTGTTCCGGCCATTTCCGCTGCGCATCGCGCACATCCCCCAGGTAACACCGCAGACCGGCATGCTGGCTCCTTCAGGTTCCGCAGTAGTAGTGGCAGCCCCGGGCGTGCTTGCCGCAGTGCCGGTTGTCGAGGCAGCCGCCTCGCGTCCCGTCCTCGTTGCGGCAGTCGCACACGCAGGAAAGCCGGTACGGGCAGGCAGGCTGTCCTTTACTAGTCATAGCACGTGCAACACCTTTAGCAGGCGAATTCTTCCGGCTCGTCCGGAGGCAGGACTGACTCGCGGGCGCGGATGTCCTCCACTTGCGCCGCGGTCATCGACGTGAAATGCCACCAGGCGCCGGCCTCGGTCGTGCACTCGTAATAGTGCACCGTCGCACCCGGGTGCATCTGCCGCACGGCGTCCTGCGCGTCATCCCGCGTCCGGTAGCACCACTTGCCGCACTCGGGGCAGTGGTGGCTGCCGGGGAACTTCGCGCCCGGCCGTGCTTTCGGCCTGCGGTAGACATGCTGGCGCTTCTTCCCCTTGCCCCGCTTACTCGGCATCGCACACGCGGTCGAGGATCTTGCTGAACAGCATGTCGCCAGGCTGGAGCAGTCCCATGTCGTGTACGTACCGCTGCAGGGCGTCCAGCGCCAGCAGGCGCAAAGCTCCCGCGGGCACGCGGACGGCGTTCTGCTTCCTGCCTGTCATCCGCTCTCCTTCTCCTTCTAGCGCCCCCCTCCGCCGAGGAAGGACTCAACAATGCGCCGGTCGGCGACCAGCTCGGCCAGGTTCCCGGCCTTCTCCCGCAGCCGCGCCAGCACCCGGCTCTCCACCGAGTCCTTGGCGATGATGTCGATCACCTGCACCGGCTTAGTCTGCCCCAGCCGGTAGGCCCGGTCCTCGGACTGCGTCCTGGGGACGTACCCCCACGGCGGCGCCACGAACACTACCGTGTCTGCCGCGGTGAGGTTCAGCCCGGCGCCGCCCGCTCCAGTAGTAACGCAGAGCAGGTCGAGTTTGTTCGCCTGGAATGCGTGCCGTACCTCACTGCGCTCCGCGGGTTTCACGTCCCCGTCGAAGTACCCGACGGCGTACCCCTTCTTCTCCGCCGCCTGCCCGCACAGCCGTACCAGCTGGGCTGACTCGGCGAAGGTGATCGCCGGCCGCGACCCTACGACGTGCCCGTGCTGGCCGCCGCGCTCGTCGAACTCCCCTTCGGCCTCGTGCAGCTCGCGCAGGATGCTGACCAGCTCTGCGCCCTTCCAGCACGGCTCTTTCAAGGTGACCGAGGTGTGCTCCACCTCCTGGCCGAAGTTCGGCGACCGGGGCTTCTGCTCTACCTCGCGGGTGACCGTGACGTCGCACGCCGAGCAGGCCAGCTGCCGCAGCCGCATCATCTTGACGATCGCCGCGCGGGCCTCCAGCGGGGTCAGCTGGTCGGGCAGCTCGGCTAGCATGTCGGCTTCCATCTGGTCGTAGGCGGCCCGCCAGGCGGCCGGGATCTCCACGTAGCGCCGGGAGTAGGTCTTGGGCGGCAGGTCGAGCACGTCGGCCTTGGCGACCCGTCGGAACACCCCCTGCATCTCCACCCGGAACTGCTTTTCCCGCAGCGGGTCGAGGCCGAGGATGTCGGAGTCCCCGCTGCCGTACTGCGCCTTGCCCCGGGACAGGAAGTACAGCCTCTTGAACCGGTCGCGGCTCGGGTAACTGTCCGGGTACAGCGAGTTGAGCACCGGCCAGAAGCCGGCCGCGTTCAGGGTGATCGGGGTGCCGGACCCGGCGAACACGTTCCGGACGGACTTCGCCAGCTTGCGGGCCTCGCGTGACTGAAGTGAAGCAAAGTTACAAAGAAAATGACACTCATCTAGGATCAGCGTGCCCGCGCGGAACTTCATCAGCGGCCCCGGTTTCTTACTGTCCCCGGTGTCGTTGCGCATCGTCTCGTATCCCATCACCAGCAGCTGCGCGTTCGACTTCAGGTACCGCTGCCGCGAGCCGCCCCGGTAGGCGACCGCCGTCCAGCCGGGGTAGATCTGCGGCACCTCTTCCAGCACCGTGTCGACCACCCCGGCCGGGGTCACCAGCAGCGCCGGCCACGGGCTGCGGTTGCGGGCCTCCAGCTCGGCCAGGCTCATAAGGTACGTCTGGGACTTCCCGGTGCCCATGTCGTCGCAGAAGATGAACCGGCCGTTCATCCCGACGGCGACCGCCCCGGCCCGCTGGTGGGCCATCGGGACGCGGGCCGGCGGCTGCCCGGTGAAGTCGCCCTCGCACGAGCGGCGCAGGATCTCCGCGAACAGCCACGCGGACAGCGCCGCCCCCGGCGCCCAGCTCAGGCCCGGCTGCCCGTCCCACGCGGGCTCCCCGGTGAACGAATGCGCGAGCTGGGTGCACGCCGACCACGACAGCGGCACCGCGTACACGTGCTCGTTCTGCGTCGGGTTGACGGCGGCGGTCAGGCTGCGCAGCACGCCCGCGCACTGGTCCGTGTCCCGGGCGTCCCCGGTGCAGGTGACGAGGATGAACTGCCCCGACTGGTCAAGCTCGCCGAAGACGGTGCTCACGCGAGCCCGGTGATGAAGGCCGGCAGGTCCGTGTCGCGTTCTCCCGGGATCACCTCGTCACCGCTCACGCCTTCTCCTTCCGCCGCTGCCTCAGGTACAGCAGTACGTAAACTGCGAGGTCCATGAGCATGAGGCCCCGCGTCGCCCAGGCGAAGCCCGGCACGAACGAGAATCCGGTCATTGCCAGCAGGTAGGAGACCTCTGCCCCGGACACCTTGCCCCACGACGCCAGTACGCGCGGCCACAGCAGCCAGCAGACAGGCATCAGCAGGGTGAAGCCGCCGACGACCAGGTAGAGGTTGTTAGCGAACGTCACGAGGTTCCCTCTACGAAAGCCCGGAATTTTGCCAGTGCTGCCTCGTCTTCCTTGGTAACGCGCCCTCCGGCCCACTCCCCGAACCCGACTTCAGCGGCAAGCAGCATCAGCTGCAACTCTTTCGCGGTCAGCCCCGGCACATCCCCGACCGGGTAGCCGAAACCGTGCGGGCACAGCACCTCCACGACGGGCAGCGCCTCCTGCGGCGGGCAGGCCCGGCACTTAGCTGTCTCCGCGGTAACGAGCTTCAGTTGCACGCGTCCCCCTTTCGTGGGTAACTGGAAGGTACCTGAGCCGCGGCCCGTTTTACCGGGAGCCGGACCCGTTCCCGCAAGGAAAGGCGCCCGGTGTTCGGCATCCTGTCTTTCATCCTGTTCGTCATCGCGGCGATCCTCGCCTGGACCGGCGGCTCCGCAGCCCATCACGCCGATGCGATTGCCTACGCCGGCGGTGCCTGCCTCGCCCTTGAGGTGGTGTTCGCCTGGCGCCCGTGGGTGCACCCTTAGCTCCCCAGCGTCCGCGCGTAGTGCCAGCTGGCACTGACGGCAACGGCCGCTCCCCGGAGGCTTGGAGAGCGGCCGTCGCATCCGGCTGGCACGGACTGTCACCGCTGCCTGCAGCACGGGATTCGCACCCGTTTGCAACCGGGTCCGGGGCGGGGCGTTGCCTTATTGGGCGGCGTCCTGATCGTGTCCCCGCCAGCCGGGCGCGGCCTCACTGGGTTACGTCCCTAACATGGCCCGGCTGGCGGTTATTTCCCGGCGACCGGGTCAGGCCCGGCAGGAGCCCACGCCCGGGCGTAGTCGACCTGCATGATCACGCCGGGGGTGCTGCCGGCCTTCGGCGGCGTCGGCTGCCAGGTGGTGGTGCTGAATACCGCTACGTTCAGCTCGATGAACATGCCCTGGTTGCTGTCGTAGTTCCAGACGGCGCCCTTGGCCTTGGCTGCGGCCGGGGTCATCGTGCTGTACGGGACAGCCGCGTTGTCCAGGTACATCGAGACCTGCGACACGGTGCTGCCCGAGCCCTCGTAGTCGAGGCGGAACACGTGGAAGCCGCTGTCCAGCTTCGGCAGCACCTTCGGGTTCGCCGTGTTCACCAGGTCGCCGCCGGACGACGTGCTCCAGATCGAGGAGTCCGCGAAACCGGTCCCGTAGCTCTCCTCCATGTCGATCTCGGACCAGCCCTCCGGGTAGTTCGCCCCGGCGAGAACCGGCACGAACCACGCCGCGGGCCAGGTGCCGGCAACCGTGTTGACCGCGACCCGCATCTCGCAGGACATGCCCGGCTGGAGCGCGAAGTTCACCGGGCTGCCGTCGCTCGGGTACTGCTGCGAAGCAGGGCCGCCGCCGGTGTCGAGGATCGGGGCCGGGAAGAAGCCCGCCTTCGCCCCGAGGGAGCCCGCCTTCCCGACGGCCAGCACCAGGTTGCCCTGCGCGCTGCCGTCCAGGTAGGCGACCGCCGGGCTGCCGGTCACGTAGGCGCCGTTGTTGGTGAAGCCGCTGCGCAGCGTCCACAGCTTCGACGACGGCGAGGTGCCCTCGTCCGGGGACGCGCCGGCCGGCCCGGTGAACTCGTCCTCGAACAGGTACTTGCCGGTCACGGGCGGGGACGGGGGGACGGGGGGCTTCGGCGGCTTCGGGTGCGGGTGGTGGTGACCTGTCACGGACTGTCCTTCCGGAGGCGGGCTGCTGGGCCTGGTCTCATGGTTACCTGTCGTGCAGCCCGCCAGCAAGGCCGCCGCGGCGACGATGAAGCTGCGCCGGGTGAGGCCCCGCTGACGGGCTGCTGCCTTACTCGCCGCCTGCCGCGACCGAAGTCTGGCTGACCACGCCGCCGGTCGCGTCCGGGCGTACCGTGCTGGTCGCGCACAGGTGGTGCCGGTTCATGAAGGCGACGATCACGGGAATGGCCTTGATCGTGTTCGGCGCGGTCGCGTTGATCCCGTCGTGGAAGGACAGGATCGTCTGGTTGCGCATGCCGGGGAACGACGAGCCGTCCAGGGTGTAGCCGGTGTCGACGTGCGCGGCGACGGACGCGGCCGAGTTGCCGGACCAGTCCTGGCTGTCGTCGATGTTGCCGCCCTGGGCCAGGCCGTAGCTCATGACCAGCCGCAGCCCGAGTGAGGCGGCAATGGAGACGTCGTGCTGGCTGACGTCGTCGTACGGTGCCCGCCACAGCTTCGGCCTGGGTGCCCCGGCTGCGCTGACCGCCGCCATCGCCCGGGTCAGCTCGGTCTTCACCTGGGCGTCGGTCAGCGGCTTCGTCTTGGTGCTCGCGCCGGTCAGCGACGCGTGGTCCCAGGTGTGGTCCCCGATCACGAAGTGGCGCTGCGCGAGCAGCCTCGTGATGCCCGGAGTCGCCGCGACCTTGTCGCCGATCTCGAAGAACACCGCGGGCACGTGCTCGGCGAGCAGCTCGCTGGCCAGCGCGAGGGTGTCCTTGTCCGGCCCGTCGTCGAAGGTAAAGGTGACGTACCCGGCCGAGCAGCTGTTCGCCAGGACGGGCAGGCCCTTCGGCGCCGGGGGCAGGGTAACCCGGACCGCCTGCGACCTTCCGGTCACGGCAAGCCCGGCGGCAGTGCTGCCCGCTGTGCTGAACGCCCCGGCCCGCCATGCGGCAGCAGAGCCGATGCCGGCCAGCAGGAGCACGGCGACGGCGATGACGGCCAGGCGCCGGAAGAACAGTTTCGCGTTCACGCGTGCCCCTTCTTGAAGACGGACAGGCTGGCCTTCCACTGGCACGGGACCAGGACCAGCTCGTACAGCATTGCCTTGCCGGAGTACCAGAAGTTGAACGCCCGCATCACCCAGATAAGCGGGACGTTCGCCAGCGCCCGCAGCGGGTTGATGCCGCGCCGGACCGCGGCGACCGCCACGACGGGCACGGTGACGGCCAGGTCGGTGCCGAACAGGGCGATCAGCATCACCTCAAGGAACGACCGGCCGTGCGACCCGGCCAGCACTAGCGGGGAAACCAGCCACAGCGGCAGCGACACGATGTCCCACATGCTCGCCAGGATCAGCAGCGCCAGCACCTTCTTGCGCCGGGTTACCTCGCGCCAGTTCAGCCGCACGCACTGGAAGTAGCCGGACATCCACCGCCACAGCTGGGTGCCCAGCTCCTGCGGCGTGCGCGGGTCGATGACGTAGCACTCGGCGCCGGCCACGTACACCGCCTTGTACCCGGTGAGCATCATCTGCCAGGTGTAGGCCATGTCCTCGGCGACGGTGTCGTCAGGGAAACCGCCGGCGGCGGCGAGCGGGGCGCGGCGGTAGGCGCAGGCGGCACCGGGGCACACGGTGGGCGAGGACCAGAAGTTCTGGATGGGCCGGTACAGGTGCTGGCCGAGCAGGTACTCGACCTGGCGCCCGCGCTGGAGGACGCCTTTAGGGTTCCACACCTGGACGATGCCCGCGGCGACTGCTACCTGCGGGTCGGCGAACGCGCACTTGATCCGCTTGACGTAGTCCTCGCAGAGCACGGTGTCGTCGTCGACGTTCAGGACCAGGTCGGTGCCGATTTCCATCAGCACGTGGTTGAGCGCGCGGGACTTGCTGCCCGACCGCTGCTCGCGGCGGAAGACCTCGACCCCGAACGAGCGCGCGATCTCGGACGTGTTGTCCGTGCTGCCGTCGTCGATGACGATGACCCGGTCCGGGGCCGTGGTCTGGGAGCGCAGCGCGTGCAGGGTCTCTGCCAGGCCGAGTGCCCCGTTGTACACCGGGACGACAGCGGTCAGGGTGAGGGCTGCCACATCCGGCGTGACCACCGGACTGCGCCGCGGACGAGAAGCCCGAGCCCGAGCCCGGCGTAGGCCAGGATCGTCACCCCGACGGGAATCATGATCATCATCTCGGTCTTCCTTTACTGCCGGGCTGACGGCGGTCGGCGTGTAGCGGGCGGGCACGGGGGGCGGGGCGGTCATCGTGTCGGTGTCGGCCCAGGCGTGGGGCACCGTCTCGATGTCCCACGGCGGGCGCTGCCCCGCGGCGGGATGACCGGAGCGCGCCATCCACGAGTAATCATCATTATTCATGCGTTAACTCCTTATTACGCAAGACACCGGAATACCCCGGTCGCGACAGGTGTAACTTCAACCGCGTCCAGGGTATTCCGGTGCTACTGGTCCTAAGCCTACTGAGGCTGCTGGTTCATAACGCGCAGCGCCTGCGCCGTACGCGCCATCGCCGGGGTCAGCCCCTGGACGAAAGGCACGTCCGCGGGCCAGTCGGGCGGCGGGACATTAGAAGGGGATGCAGGTCCCGTTGGCGGCGCACCAGGGGTAGAGCCGGGCTGAGCAGCGGGCGCACCCTGGGTAGGGGGGAAGCCGCCGCCCTGCGGCTGCGGGAACGACGGCTGCTGGTACTGCTGCTGGAACTGCTGCGCCTGCGCCGGGTCGAACTGCGGGGGCTGCGGCGCAGGCGCGTCAAGATGCGGTCCGTCTCCTACCCGGTACTGCGGTGCCGCGAGGCCCGCGGCGGCCATCGGGGCGTTAGACGGCGCCCACCCGTTTGCCTGCTGGTACAGCTGCTCGTGTGCCCACTGAGGCGGCTGCGGCTGGGGCGTGGCGACTGGATTCTGCTGGTACTGAGGCTGCTGCCAGGCGGTGTTACCGGGAACCTGCGGGTTCCACACCTGCTGCTGGGGCTGGGCGTACTGCACCGGCTGCGGTACCTGAGCCTGCGGCATCTGCGGGGGCACGCCGTTCCCGACGCGGTACTCGACGGCCTTGACCTTCCGCGGGTTCATCCCGTTGCGGCTCGGCTGGTCGTGCGTGTAGGTGACTGACAGCCAGTCGCCCGCCTGGGGACGGAAGAAGCCCAGCTCCGGGTCAGACTGGGCGCCGGCCGCTTCCATCGCGCGCATCAGCTCGTTGCGGTCGTTGCTCTTCAGCACCCAGATGGCGGTACCGTCCGGGTACTGCGCGTTCGGCTGGTCGAGGAGAATCGGCACCTTCAGGATCAGCTTCTCGCGGCCGTCGTTGAACTTCGAGATCTTGGTGCGGTCCTGCATGTCGTAGGCGAAGTCGACGTCCGCGCCTGTCACGGTGCGGATGACGGTGCCCGAGTACCGGGTGCCGACCTGCATGAAAGACAGGGAGTTGCCGCCGCCGGCGGGCTGGTTCATGAACTCCCGCAGCGACGGCGGCGCGACCGCCGGACCGGGCTGAACTGGCTGAGCAGGCGGGGGCTGCTGGAAGGTACCGGGCGGGAAGCCGCCTTGCTGCACGGGCTGCTGGTACTGCGGCTGGGCAGGGTACCCCGGCTGCGATGCGTAACTCGGCTGCTGCGCGGGGTATCCCTGCTGAGGCTGGTAAGGCTGAGAAGGATAGGGAGAGGTCACGGTCATGGGTCCTTGTCATGGTCATTGTCATGAGAGAGGTCATGGTCATGGCGGGGGCACCAGCCAGCTGCCGGTGCCCCCTAACTGTCCTTGTCACGGCTTCCTGAGGACTTCCGAGCCCTGGTGCGCTGTCATCGCACTGGGGATGCTGCCTCGCCTGGGGGCTTTGCCTGGCTCTTATGCCGCATGTATGCGTACGTTGCGCTTTTCGGCAAGTGGGCTCAGGGTGCCCCGTGTTGAAAACCTTAGCACTCAGTCCTCCGGCTCGGCAGGCACCGCGCTGAATTTCCTCGTGTTGTGCAAGATGACCACCCGCTGGCCGCGCTCGCCGGTGCCGACGTGCTCGATCGTCCGCCAGACGTCAGCTTCCATCGCGAGGAACATGTACTTGTCCCCGTAACGGCTGGGCCGGATAGTCCATACCGTAGCCGTGTCGCTCACCAGGTAGAAAACGTCGCCGTCGGCGGTGCTGCCGAGCACGGACAGGCGGACGCGCGCCCGCAGCGCCGGCATGATCGGCACCCCGGCTACCTCGGTCACGTTGCCGGCACCTTGATCTTCCCCTTTCCCTTGCACAGCCCGCAGGCGCTATTGCCCCGCCGCCCGCTGCCCCCGCACGTCGGGCAGTCCACCTCGATCATGCGGCCGGGATTCGGAGCCCGGTTCCCCGAGTTCCCCTTGCTCACGCTTCCTCCGGTATCCGGTAGCTGAAGACCACTTCCTGCTGCGTGCCGTCCGGGTGCGCTACCAAGATCCTGCTGCCCTGCCTGACCCTCCACTCCAGGTAAGCGTTCTTCTGCACCGACTGGTTGACGATATCGGTCTGGGAGTCGCCGCCTTCCATCAGCAGTTCGAGGCACTTAACGGTCCTGTCGGTGAATACGACATTGATGCGTCTCATGCCTGCAATATACACATCACTTGCGCATCAGCGTGCCGGGGCAGCCGTAGAGGCTGTCGTAGGCGGCCTGCGGCCGGTACAGCCCGCAGAAGTAGCACTCGCTGTCCTCCGGCACGGCGGGCACGTCCATCAGGTCGAACCGGCCCGCGCGCACCGCGTCGGCGACCAGCTGCCGGTAGGAGGTCTGCACCAGGACGTCGCGGACCAGCTGGTCGTCGGCCGGGGTCGGCACGTGCGCCCACACGTACATGTCGTCCAGCGACGACTTGGTCCGCGGCCAGCTCGCGATCACCACCCGCTCGACGGGCAGCCCCAGGTTCAGGTACCCCTGCCGGTACAGCAGCAGCTGCACGTAGTAGTGCCGCGGCGGCCCCTTCGACTTCAGCTTCGCCCGGGTCGAGTCGCCCTGGAACTTATGGTCCACCACGCAGCGGCTGTGCGCGTCGTACAGGTCAGCGGTGCCGGGGTGCGGGTCGGGTCCGGGGTCCGGGGTGACCCGCGCCTCGGTCAGCCACCGCAGGTAGTCGTTGTGCACGTTGTCCCACTCGAACGCGCCCGCCACGTACGCGTGCCCGGCCGTGCCCATGATCGACGCCCACGGGTCCGCGACGTGGTTGGTCATCTTCGCCCCGGACATCTTCGCGACCACCTGCCGGTCGCACTCGTGCCCCAGCTCCGACGGGCCGAGGTGCTTCTGCACCGACCGCGGCTGCTGGTTCGCGTACCGGGTGACGATGCCGCGCAGCTCCATCCCGTACCGCTCCGCCCACGGGTCGCTGGCCCCGGTGGTGTGCGGCACGTTCCGCATGAACTCCGCCAGCTTGTCCATCAGTGGACCGGGCAGTTCACATCAGGGCGCAGCACCCAGCCGATCCCGTTCACCCAGTCGTACGCGCACCCGTTCCCGCAGGTGACAGCAGGCTTCGGCGGTCGCTGCTCCTTGCTCACGACCGCTTGCCCATCCGGCGGAAGTCCCAGTAGCCGCTGCCCCGCTTCTTGAACGCGTCCCACACCTGCGGGATGTGCTGCTTGATCAAGTCGGTCGGCAGGTACTCCTTACCGTCGCGCCAGCTGACCGAGATCGCCTTCCACATCGGGCCGGCCGGGATCTCGAAGCCCTTGGTAGGCGCGGCATTGCCGGGGTACATGCGCTCAAGTTCCGCGGTGACGCCGCCTTTCAGCTCGTCCCACGCGGCTTTGGCGGCCTCCATCTCGGCCCGGCGCGTTTCCTCCAGGCACAGCAGCGCCTCTAGCCGGCTGTCCTTCGGCACCTCGACGATCACGGTCTCGGGACGGTCAGTCGGGGACGGCTGTGCCTGGACCTGCGCGGTGAGCGCGTTGGCGATCGCCCGGTCAACAGTAGTCATGCAGGCAGCCTAACTTGGGGGCCTGACATTCCGTGCCCGGCCAACTGTCCCAGCGGGACCTAAAGTCAGCACGCCAGGGCGCGGTATCCCCTTCCGGTGGCGGAATACTTCGTATGTGGCGTAAGTTAGGTCACGTACACCTACCGGAAGGAACCGTCATGAAGAACAGTTTCGCCAACGGCGGCGCGAGCAACAGCCAGGGGGCGTCAGTCCCGGTTATCTGGCGGAAAGACTGGCAGTTCCAGCAGTCCGTCCTGGGCACGCGCACGCACCAGCTCCTGTTCCCCGAGGGCGACGAGCAGAACTAGGCGAAGGAGAACGCGTGCACATTCGCTGTGCCGAGTGCCAGGGGGAGGAGTTCCTCCTGGTACTGAGCGAAGACGGCAGTACGCAGCTGGTCTGCCGCAGCCACGACGACCACATGGCCGGGGTTCTCCGGCAGCTGGCCGCCGAGATCCTCCGCGACCCGCCTGCCGGGCGGCACCGGGGCGCACCCGTTGACCTGCCAAGAGGCGGCGCCATCGAGACGTACCTCGCCGGGCAGGGCAAGCTTGAGGACGCCGCAGGGCCGTGAACAACTTCCTCGACGTCGTCCTGCCCCCGCTCCTGCTGCTCGGCCTCGCCGCGGTCCTGTCTGCTGCCGCGGTCTGGTGGGCAGCAGGCAAACTGCGGCTGTACGCAGCGAAACGGCGCAGGATCGACGGGGCACGGACAGCATTGTCCCAGGCCCGGGACGGGCTCGCCGCAGCCATTTCGGACCCGGGGCTCGGAGACGCTAACCGGAACCAGGTCATGACCGCGTACGACGCGGTAACCCGGGCACTGACCAAGGAGAAAAACCCTACGTGAAGCACAAGATCAGCAGGACCCTGGGAACAGCGACCGCAGCGGTCGTCCTGGGCGGGGCCGCGCTAGCCGGCTGCGGCACCAGCACCCCGGCGCTGTCGGAGTGCGCCATGGTCACCAACGGCGGCTTCGGCAGCGGCAACCAGGGCATCACCGATACCGTGCACCCCGGTTACCAGGTGAATTACGGCAGCGGCGACACCCCCTGGTACTACCCGTGCAACGCCCGGAACTTCGTGACCGCGAAGTCAGGTGGCGACCGGAACGACCCCCTCGCCGTGCGTACCGCGGCCAGCGGGGCGACGCCGGGCATGCCGGTCTACGTCTGGACACGCGTGTACTTCACCGCCAACCAGAACAACACGGTGATGGCGAAGTTCCTCCCGTTCTGCCTCAAGTACGGCTGTGCCACCAACGACGCGCAGACCGACGCGTCCATCTCCGGTACGGCACATTCCTCGACAGTCGGCTGGGAGAACATGCTGCTGGAGAACATGGGGCCGGCCGTCGACCTGGCGTCGGAAACGGCAGTAGCCAACTTTGGCCCGGACTTGTGGCGCACCCAGCAGGACTGGACTCAGCTCGGCAAGGACATCGCCGCGGACCTGAACGCGCCGCTGGCCACCGAGACCGGGTCGAGCGTGCCGTACTTCTGCGGTGACGGCGAGACGGCGACCGGGGCGGCGGGCGGCTCCGGGCCTACGACGTTCACCTGCCCCGGCATGACCGTGGTCGTCACCGGCGTCACCCCGCAGGACCCGGCCGTCATCACCTCGTACAACCAGGAGGTCGCAGCCGAGCAGTCCGCTGCCGCCAATGCCGCGCGGCTGACCCAGGCTAAGCTCCTGTACGGGCCGTACGCCAACTACGCCCTGATGCTCCAGGACGAGGCCGCCGACTGCCCGCACTGCTCGATCGTCATCGGCAACCCCGGCACCGTGCCGGCGGCGGCAGGAGGCAAGTAATGAACAGCCCGCGCACGTCAAGTTACAGCGGCGCCAACGGCGAGTGCGTCGAAGTCGGCAATTACCGCAAGGCGAGTTACAGCGTCAACAACGGCGCGTGCGTCGAGGTCGGCGCCGGCAGTGAGATCGGTGTCCGGGACACTAAGCAGGCGGGCCAGCCGGACCGGACCGAACTGCGGTTCTCCGGGGTGTCCTGGGGCAGGTTCGTCCGGGACCTGAAGGCCCGCAGCTAAGTGGCGGAACCGGGCAAGGTCATATGCGGGCACACCTGGGGACAGTGCAGTCCCGGCCGCCGGGGAAGGACCGTCTCCCATGTCTGCGGCGAGTGGATCTACCCCGGCCAGGCCCACACCCACGTCTGCGGCACGTGCTCGTCTAACTAAGGAGGAACCCACGTGAACGAGATCGTCACTACCCTCGACGAACTGATCACGGAGATCAAGGACACGGTCATCGAACTGGAGGCCGCGGGCAAGACAGAGGCCGCCGCCCTGCTGAAGGTGTTCGCCGGCACGTTCGCCGCGATCAAGGCCGAGATCCAGAAGCTCGTCGCCAGCCTCTGACCGTCAGGAGAAAAACCATGACAGAACGGTGCGTGCACATCGAAGGCCACGCCAGCGGCAGTCCCGGCGCCGGCCCGACAGGACTGATGAAGGTAATGGGCGCCGCGTACCTCGACGCCCGTGCAGTCATCACGACCAGCTGGGACGTGCAGCCGTAACCGGTTAGTGCCAGCTGGCACTGAAAACTTCCGGCGCGTCCACCGGAGTATCGCGACCGGAAGCGGAGGCCCGTCCGCAGCGACTTTCCACACGTTACGGGCGGGCCTTCAGTGCGTTCCGTTCTTCTTGTCCCGGCCGATCCGTGCGAACACGTAGGCCAGGCGCAGTAGCGACAGCGACGACAGCACCGGGCCGGACACCTCGAACCAGGCGAGCCAGGTGTTGGTCAGTATCCCGCCGTCGAATACGAACACCCAGGCGAGCGGGATCGCGATCGGGATGTAAGTGACGCAGCACCAGACCAGGGCGGTCCCCAGGTCGTTCTTCCACCACTGCTGGCGCAGCATCGTGTAGACCGCGACCAGGACCAGCGGCGAGAACACCAGCATGACCAGCCCGACGCGGTAGATCCACTCTTCGACGTTGCCGTTGTTCGCAAACCAGAAGCCGGCCCCGATGTCGGCCCCCAGGAACAGGGCGATTCCCGTGTACAGGCGCCAGGTAACGGACCGGAGCATAATTTACCTTTCACGCCCGTTGGGGGTGCCCTCGATACGCAGGGAGCCTGCGAGTATCGCTGCAATGTTATTCGCCTCGGCAAGTTCCGCTGAACGCTGCGCGATTACCGCTGACCTGGCAGATTGCGTTTTCGCCTGGGCGACGGCCTTGTCCGCGTGGCGGGTCCGCGCAGCGGTGTCTGACGCCATGTCGGCGAGGCGCTTACGGCGTTCCCTGATGATCTTGGGCACCCACATCACGGGACCTTCCCCGGCTGCCCCGTGGTATCCGGGGCAGCGGGCAGAGGGACTGCGGTTCGCTGCCCGGCAGCCAGGCTCACCAGGGCCGTCATCACCTGGTTGGTGAGCTGCCCGCTGGACGCGAGCTGGTTGTTGGACTCGCGCAGCTGCTCGTTCGCCTTGGCAAGCGTGTCGTTGGCCTGCTTCAGCTGCTCGATTTCCTCCTCTAGCCTCTTATGGTACGGCTTGGGAACCAGGACACCCGTGAGGATCAGCAGCAGCGCGAGGCCGGCTGCCCCGCCGCTGCCGAGGAGGTAGTCGATAAGGGAGCTGTCCACTGCGGCTACTTCTTCGTTACGTACAGCAGGATCAGGGTGAGGATCGTGGCAACGGCTACGGTAGCAGCGATAACAGTGGTAGCAGTGAACTGGCTGCTCCCGCGCGACTCGACTACCTGCGTTTTCTGCCCCTGTGCCTCGTACTGCGCTCGCCGCAGGTCTTCAATTGACGCCATGATGGGCGCGAGAGCTGCTGCAAGCGATGCGCGGAAGGCATCCGCCGTCGTGGCTACCTGGTTCGCCAGGGTCTGCGCCTGGGCTGCCTGCACTTCGGCCGCACGCTGCACGGTCAGGTCGCTGCGCGTCTGGATGGCGTTGATCCTGTCCGCCTCGGCCTGCCGCAGCTCCGAATAGTGCTGCGCGCGCAGAGTCATAATCTCCCTGATGTGGTACCTCTCGGCGTCGCGCAGGTCGTCCTGCCGCTTCATCGCCGCTTCGACCAGCGCCTGCACGTTGACCGTGGGGTCGGTCCACCACGGAGGGACCGGCTGCGACTCTGACTCGTGCACTGCGCTAGCTACTCCCGGTTCCCCCGGTGTGCTTTCCACGGTGTCCAGCCGGGAGGCTGTGTCTCCCACCGGGGAAGTATCATGAAAACTTCCCCGGATACAGCTGGGCGATCACCGACGCCAGATCGGTGCGGGCATTCTGGTACGGCGTGATCGTCGCGGTCTGCGTGTCGTCGCTGAACTCGTACTCGCCGATCTGGAACGTGATCGGGCCGAAGCCCACCTCGCCGCCGGCCGCGAAGTTCTCCACCTGCACCGACGCCATGTACCCGCCCCAGTTGCAGCCCAGGTCGACAGGGTGGCCGCCGACGTTGAGCAGCTGGCCCGGCTGCACGGTGAAGGTGCCGCTGAAGTTGGCACGAACGTACTTGGCCAGTACGTTCGCTGCGATCGCCGCCGCCTGCGGCTGAGTCATCACTCCCGCACTCGACACGTCCAGGTAGTACTCCAGCCGCCCGTGCAGCGCGACCGAGGCCGGGATGTCGGCGAACGTGGTGCTGTAGGTCGCCGCGACCGCCGGGACCGTCGCCGTCGCCACCGTGTCGGCGGTGACCTGGTAGTAGATGATGATCGTGTTGATGTCGGCGGTGATAGTCCGGCCTACCGGGTTGGTGTTGACGATGTACAGGTCCGGCGGCCGTCTGGACAAGGTGGACGACAAGTCTGACCGGGACCACCGGTTGAAGGTGAACAGCTGGGACGACAGGACGTTGCTGGGCGCTGACTCGATCGGGTTGCCGGAGGTGTCGGTCGGCAGCGGGAACAGGTCGAGCACCCACGGGCCGGGCGGGAACGAGCTGGCCGACGGCGGCTGCACCAGCTGCCAGGACAGGGCGCCGCCGGTGCACAGCAGGTTCATGAAATCCGTGATAGTCAGGGAACCCGGGTTCTGCACCGGTCCCAGGTAGGCACCGCCGGGCGCGTTCAGCCCGAGGTTCGTCCAGCGCAGCCCGCGGCCGATCGCGAAGTCGAGCGGCGCGTCGACGTTCCAGGTGCCGGGAGCGTCCGGCTGCCACCAGGCGCCGAAGTTGGTCCCGTAGGTACCGCACCCGTTGGCCGTCAGCGTCCAGCCGGTCGGCGCCGGAACCGGCTCCGTCAGCGTGCCCTCCCAGATGCACGACCCGCCGCGGTGCGCGGTGACGACCCGGCCGGGGTTGATCGCGCTGGTCCGGTAGTCCGGCTCGGTCTGCAGCACGCAGGTCAGCTGGTCGGGGCCGCCGGGAATCGAATAGGTGTAGTCGACGCCGGCTACGTGCCCGACCTGGCCGAGCCACCGCGGGTCCGACAGTTCCGGGACTGTGCGCAGGCCGTCCCTGCCCGGCGTGACGGTAACAGCCGGGTTGTACGGCGAGTAGTAAACGTACCAGGAGTTCGCGCTGCTCTGCCGGGTCGACACCACCGAGCACAAGGTAGCGTCCTTCAGTGTCCACTCGGTGGGCGACATCATGAAGACGTTGAACAGGTCCGGCGCCGACGCGCCGTTCGTGCTGCCCACCGGGGACAGCGAAGGCGGCAGTGCCTGCGCGGTGGCGAAAGCGCTCGGCATGAGGAAAGTGCTGCCGCTCGCCGCCGTCCACAGCTGGAACCGCTCGCCCGCGTTGACCGGCGGCAGGTTAAGGCTGGCGCTGACCCCCCACTGGCTGGTGTTGAGCAGGAAGTACCCGTAGCGCACGCCGTTGACCGCGGTGCCGCCGAGGCTCACCCCGTCGCTGGTCACTCCGGCCGCCTGGATGGGGAACGCGCGGGCCGGCAGCGGCGGCGCCCAGGTGCACAGCTGGGTGGCGTCCAGCTTCTCCAGTGCCATGCCTCACCTCCTCTGCCTACTGAAGTACGCCGGCCAGGAGCAGCTGGGCACGGATGTCGTTGACGATCGTGGTGACCGAGGCCGCCCAGGCTTGCTGCCCGCTGCTCCAGGTGCCCTGCGCGGCCGGCGAGCCCGCGGTACTCGGCACCGCCTGCGGAATGGAACCGCCGGACGAGGTGACGATGCTGCCGTCGACTTGCAGGCCGCCGGTGATGTGGCCGTTGCCGCCGACCTCAAGGGCCGCGGCGCCGGTAGCGTTGACCAGCACCTGGGAGCCGGCATTCAGGGAAGCCGCGGTGGTGAAGCCGCCGTCCGCCTGGAGACTGCTGGTCACGTGCGCGTTGCCGCCGACTTCCAGGGCAGCGGAGCCGGTGGCGTTGATCAGCACCTGGGTGTTGGCGGTCAGTGCCCCGCCGACTGTGCCGGTACCCGATACGCTCAGCACGCCTGTCGTGGTCGTACCGGACACGGTGGCCGTCGTGGTGGTGGTGGTGCCGTTGACCTGGAGCGCCGGGGTCATCACGCCGGTCGGGTAGGGGTTGCCCGCGCCGTCGGTGCCGGGAGCGGTGGCTACCGAGGTGGCCAGGGCCGTGGACGAGGCGTAGACGATGTTGATCTTGCCGTTGCCGCCGTTGCCGCCGTGGTTGCCCGACGACCCGTGCACTGCGCCGCCGCCGCCTCCGCCGGGAGCCACGCCGTTGCTTCCCGAACTCGTGTTGGAGCCCTGGCCGCCGGCCGCGCCGCCCCCGTTGCCCGCCGCGCCCGCCGTACCGCCCTGGGAACCGCCGCCGCCGTTGCCCGCCGACCCGGCCGATCCGCCGCCGCCCGACCCGTTCGGCTGGCCGTGGTTGAGAGGGCCGCCGTTGCCGCCGGAGAAGGCGACCGTGTTGCCGGACGTCGAGCCGCCGGGACCGTAGTTGAAGCTGCTCTGGTAGTACTGCCCGCCGTTGGCGTTGACGCCGCTGCCCGCGACGTGCGTGGTGTCGAACGTAGTGGGGCCGCCGGACGGGCCGCTGCTGGACCCGACCGCGTCGCCGGTCCCGCCCGCGCCGACGGTGTAGCTGATGACCTGGCCCGGGGTGACCGCGTAATTCGGCTCGCCCGCGTACGCACCGCCGCCGCCGGCCCCCTGGCCGTTGCTGCTGTTACCGCCGGTGCCGCCGGCGCCTGCGCCCCAGCACTGGACGTTGAGGGAGGTGACCCCGGCGGGCACGGTGAAGGTGTAGGTGCCCGGCGTTGACTGCGTGGTCGTGGTAGTGCCCGCGGTGTAGCCGGCGATGATGCCCGGCGCCCCGGCGATGCCGCCGCCCAGCCGCCTGCCGAACTCCGCGCCAAGGGCAGCCGTGAACTGTTCCCGGATCGCAGTACTGATAGCGTCCCGCTGGGCGTCGGTCAGGTCCGGGGACAGGCGGAACGGGAGCCCGTCGGTGACGTTGGCCGAGCCGAGCACTACCGACGTCTCGGTGAGCTGGCCGCCCTGGGCGTTGAGGCCCGCGGTAGAGGTCCAGTTCCCGACCAGGGTCTGCGCCTGGTTGAGGTAGGTGAGCAGGACCGCGCCGGCCCCGCCGGGGGAGCCCTGCTGCACGGTGGTGGACTGCGCGTAGGTAATCGTCAGGTACGGCGCGAGGCTGTTGCCCGCGTTGTCGGCAGCGCCCGGCCCGTAGACGGCGGTGTAGAAGTCCGCCGCGGTAGCTGCGCTGTAGGCGGCGAAGGTGGGCGCAGGCCCGGGGCCGAGGACCAGGGCAGTCGCGCCGCCGCTCTGCAGGTAGCTGCCTAGCTGGGACTCGGTCAGGTCGGCGGTGACCTGGTAGGCCCCGACGGGGATCTCTACCACGCCGGCCGAGCCGGCCAGGTCGCCTGCGGCGTAGGTGATTGGCAGGAACGTGTCCGTGCTCCAGCTGACCTGCATCAGGGCGTTCTGGGCGGCCTGCGGGTTGGCGTTGGTGACGGTGAGGGTCACCCGCAGGACCGTGTAACTGCCGCTCTGCAGCCCGGCGGCGAGATTCGGCGGCAGGATCAGCAGCGAGTTCTTTGAGCCGCTGGCACTGTCCTGCGACTGGCCGCCGGTGAACAGCCGACCGGTGGTGCCCTGGATGACCGGGTTGTAGACCGCGCCCGCGGCGCCGCCCGTCGCGTCGGTCCCGCAGTAGGACGCGGCAGTGGTGAACGGCACCTGGATGGTGATGATGTTCGGCGGGGACGTGGAGCTGCCCGCCCCGCCGCCGCCCGCGCCCGCCGCGCCGGTGATGCCGCTGTTGCCCGCGTTGCCGGCCGCGCCCGCGATGCCCGCCGACGCGGGGGTGTTCAGCCCGATGTCCGCGGCCGGCTGGGTCGCCGGAACGCCGCCCGCCCCCCCGGAGGACCCGCTGCCTGCCGCGCCAGCCCCGCCAACGGCAGCAGGTCCCCCGGAGGCCCCGCCCCCTGCCCCGCCCTCAGTGGAGCCCCCGCCGGAGCCAGAGTACGCCTGGGTGACACCCGGAGAACTGAGAACACCGTCAGCGAACCAGAGATTCGACATGTTCCCGAAAAACCAGTCGCCGTTCGTCACCGGGCTCATGCCGATGGTCATGCTGTACGCGCCGCCGGGCAGCGACGAAAACGCGGCGGTGGCAGTGCCTGCACTGGTGCCGTTGACGTACAGGGTCATGGTGCCGCTGCTGAACGTGGCGGCAACGTAGACCGCAGTGCCCGCCACGGGTGCGAGCGGTGTGCTGACCTGCTGGAACAGAGTGCCGTTGCCACAGTAGAAGTTGAGCGTCCAGGCGGGGCGCGAAGGCGTGCCGGTGTTCAGCAGGAACACGGCGGCGCCGGCGTAGTTCGGGTAGAACTGGCGGTAACCGGTCGTGTTCGCGGCGACAACCGCGTACGAGCTGGTCGCCGTATTGCCCCAGGTGCCGCTCGGGTCGGGAGTGATCCACCCGGAAATAGTGGCGTGGTGCCCCTGGAAGAAGATTCCCGGCGTGAGGAGGCATCCGGCCGCCTGGTTGAGCGAACTCAGCGGGAACTGCACCTGCGCTCCGGCGTCTGCCGGGTTCGGCGAACTCGGCGGATTAGCCGCCAGCTGGTAAGCGGGAACCTGGGACGGCGCCCCCGGCAGCCCGAACGCGAGGTTGTTGCCGTTGACCCCCGCCAGGGAAGCCGGGTTATCGTTCCCCGAGTTGTCGTTGACCAGGCCGGTTGACGACGCGTCGTTGAGGACGTACCACGCCTGCACCGGCGCGCTCAGCAGCCCGGCGATGTACAGGGCGATGGGATTGTCGGTACCGCCCTGGCCGCCTGACCCGCCCCCGCCGCCCGGCAGGTCGGTACCGCCCGCGCCACCGGAGTACTCGGTGGTATTGAAGCTGCCGGTGCCGCCAGTGCCGCCGATGCCGGTATTCCCGGTGTCGCCGCCCTGCCCGCCGTGCGCGGAAACACCGCCTGCGACGCCGGTCCCGGCGATGTCGAATACGGTTAGGCCGCCGGTGCCGCCCGCGGTCGCGCCCTGGTTGTTGTTGCTGTTGGCGGTGCCGGCGCTGCCGGGGACGCCGACCACCCAGACGTAGTCGGTGCCCGGCTTGACCGGGTAATAGGTCTCCGCGGCGTACTCGCCGCCGCCCCCGCCGCCCCCGCCTGTGGTCGCCGAGCCGCCTCCGCCGCCGCCGCCGCCGCCGAAGCACTCAACCTGGACCGTGTAGTCCTTGCCGTTGTTCAGGTCGGGCGCGGTCCACACGCCGTAGTAGCCGGCGCCCGCCGGGAACACCGACGTGGGAGCGTTCAGCTGCCCGCCGACGCCGATCGTGCCCGCCTGGTAGACGGTAACAGGGGACTCGGGGGACAGCACCGTCGGCAGCAGGTTGTTGAGCCGGTTGGTCACCGCCTGCGTCATCGACAGCGCGGAAGACTTGACCAGGGACGGCTTCGGGGGGGTCGCGGTCACTCAGTCACCACCCGTCACACAATTCTATCTAGGTACCAGCGAGGGCTATAGGACAGCCCGAGGCTCGGCGCACCTGACGGGGAGTAGGTCAGCAGCAGGTTGTCACCCGCGCCGATGTACAGCGGGCCGCCGGAGATGAACGTGTACTCCATCAGGCTCACGTTGTGCTGCCGGTCCTGGCAGGTGCCACCGACGAAGCCCAGGTCGCGGTCGGCGGTCGGCTCGTCGATGTAGTAGTTGACGTAGGTGTTGTAGCCCGGCTGGCTGGGGTCGATGTTGATCATCACGGTCTGCCCGGTCGTGTCGAGGAACAGCACGTCCATGAACCGGTCGTTCTGGTCGGTATCGTTGACCGACACGGTGAAGTGCGACTGGTCGTTGAACTTGGCGTAGTCCTTGATGGGCAGGGTGACCTCGCCCATGTTGAGGATGCCGTTCACCACGTCCGTCGACGGCGTCACCGACCGGCTGACCTGGACGGAGCTGGCCGGGCCGCCGGGGTACTCGTACTGCGAGACGGTCACGGTGATCGTCCGGGCGCTGCCGAGGTTCGCCGAGTCCCAGGCGTGGTTGACCAGGATGACCGTGTAGGTGCTGTTGAACACCGCGTTCACCGACGGCTGGGAAGCGTTCACGACGGTGTACTCAGTGTTATTGGGCACGTCAGAGAACGGAATGGACAGCAGCGGGCTGAGATTCTGGTTAGCCCCCTGCCCCGGCCGGTGCACGATCAGCGTGTTGAACGGAGTCAGCGGCGGGCTGTAAGTTACCCGTACCGCGCCCTGCCCGCCCTGGCCGCCGGGAATCGAGGTCGTCGTCGAGCCGAACGAGCCGCCCCCGCCTCCGCCAGGCAGGCTGGCGCCCCCGCCGTTGGTATTCAGGGACTGCGCACCGAGACCGCCCTTGCCGCCGCCGGAGTAGCCTGGACCGCCCCCGTAGAAAGTAGACGGGTAGCCCGCATTGCCGGGACCGCCCGCCGCGCCGCCGCCCGCTGCCCGCACGCTCATCTGGAGCCCGAATACGAGCACGGCCCACGGGGCGGAGATACCGAGCGAACCCGACGCGGTTACCGGGTTGACGTCGGTCACCTGGCAAGCCCATGTCTGAGCGTCCAGGTACGACTGGGTATTGGTGTCGATGTAGTTCCACGGCGCGGCAGCCCCGCTCACCGCAGCAGTGCCTGTCACGGCGTTACCGAACACAGCGAAAGCCATGGTGTTGCTGGCCGACGGGGCGTACACCGCGGCCGGAGCCGAGCTGCTGCCGGTTACCGCCGACACGCCGTCGAAGCCGGTGGCGTTAGGAATCCAGTACGCGGCGGTCCAGTAGTTCGGCGCGGCCGAGGCGTGGCCCCAGCTGACCGTGCCCGACGCGCCCTGCACCATCGCCGCGGTGACCGGGGCGGTCGCCAGGAACACCACGCCGCCGTTAGACGGCAGGACGACTGTGCTCCGGACGGTGTAGGCGTTGCCTCCCTGGTCGCTGAACGCGCTCGGCCCGGCGGTGATTGACGAGCCACTGCCTGCCATGCCGACGACGGCGATCATGCCCTCGGCGGAGACGGAGGCGTCGATGCCCCACGTGGTCGATGCTCCCGGCGTGGTGCCGGCCCGCCAGTCGAGCTTGGGCGTGTACGCCTGCTGGCTGGCGGCCATCAGCGGGATGCACAGCACCGCCCACGACGAGCTGCCGCCGAGGGTCAGCGCGAACTGGTCGCCGTTCGCCGTGCCGGTGCCGCCGCCCTCGTTCAGGCCGACGTACGCCTGCATCGACAGGCTGCCGGACAGCAGGGAAGCCGTCGAGCCGGGCGCGTACCAGAGCTTGCCGCCGAACGTCGGGGTGCCGAAGCTCTGGTTGGTGGCGTTGAACGCCAGCACCAGCTCGTACTGCGCCGAGACATTGTCGGTGACCCCGAACTGGCCGCTGACCGCAGTGCCGGTGCCGTTACCCTGCCCGGTGTTGCTCCCGGTGGAGTCGGTGATCCACGGGCTGGCGTACCAGATGGCGCCGTACTGCTGGCTGGTCGCCGAGCTTACGGTCAGGGTGGTGCTCGTCGTGACCGGGAAGACCAGCGGCGAGGTGAACACGTAGATGCAGCCAGTCGATCCGCCGGCGCCGCCGCCCTGCTGCCCCTGGTTCAGGTAGGTGTTGCCCGCGGAGTCGGTGACGGTCAGGTCGAATACAGGGGCCGCCGACTGCACGAGCACGACGGCGCCGCCCTGCGCGCACGAGCTGGCCGCGGCGCCGGAGGTGTGGCTGGCCGCGCTGTAGCTGAACGAGGACAGCGTCTGGAACAGCGAGCTGACTGACGGGCCGAGCATCCACGAGCCCATCGACGTGCCGGTGTCGAGGCCGCCTGCGCCGCCGGGGGTGTGCAGGGTGTTCGAGGAACCGCTGCCGCCGACTGCTCCCGTCGCGGAATTCAGCGCGACCGACTGGCCGCCGTTCGCGGTCACCACGGTCCCGGTAGTACTCGACGACCCGAAGGTGGTGCTGCCGCCGTTGACCGGGCTGCCGTTGCCGATGGCGTAGGTGAGCTGCACCAGGCCGTTGGCGCCGTTAGCGCCCATGTAGTTGACTTGCGCCTGGCCCGGCGTCGCCTGGGCGGCCTGCGCGGCGTACTGGAAGTAGGCACCGCAGAAACCGCCGCCTCCGCCGCCGCCGGGGGAACTTCCGCCTGACGGCGTACCGGGAGCCGACGCGCCGCTGCCGCCGCCGCCGCCCTGGCCCTGCGCGCTGCCGCCCTGCCCGGAGCCGCACCAGGCCGCGCCGTTCCCGTTGGACGCCGGGGGGTGCCCGTGATGGCCGCGGCCTGTATGGTCGCCGCAGCCGCCGCCTCCGCCGCCGCCCCCGCCGGGAGCGTGGCCGCCGTTGCCGCCGGGGTAGGTCGTGGTGACGGCGTAGTTCAGGAACACGTCGTCGGTGTAGAACACCAGGTTCGCAGCAGGCGACGTGACCACCGGGCCGTACGCGGCGTACACGGCCCCGGCCGGCGCCGTGGCGGTCTCGCTCAGCAGGGTCCAGGTGCTCGCGCTGATCCCGGTGCCGCTGGCCGCGGAGGTGGACAGGGGGTTGAAGTTCTTGTCGTACCAGAAGACCGACGCGTGCATCGTCTGCCCGGCCGTCGCGGTGTACACCCACAGGGTGGTGGTGTACTGCACGCCGGGGCTGACCGAGACCATGTAGGAAATGCCGTCTTGCAGGGACGCCGACGCCGGGGAACCCGACACGGTGACCTGCGCGCTGTAGGTGCCGCTGTGCGCCTGCGCCGAGGACCGCACGACGGCGGCATTCACCGGGGTCCACTGGCTGACGCCGCTCTCGAAGGTGCCGTCGGCGATGCCGAGGCCGGATACCGCGCCGGTGCCGCCGGTGCCGCCGCCTGCGGTGCCGGTCTGCGGCGAGATGCCGCCGGTCGCGACGATCAGCGCGTTGCCGGTACCCGTCGTGCCGGGACCGCCGAACCAGGTAGAGCCGCCGTTGCGGGCCGCGTTGTCCGCTGAGGTGGTGCCGGTGTTGGCCTGGCCGCCGGCCCCGACGGACAGCAGGTAGGACGTGCCGGGGATTACGCTGATGTTCGCCGAGGCGTAACCGCCGGCCCCGCCACCGCCTGCTCCCGCGGCTCCCGCTGCGCCGCCGCCCCAACACTCCACCAGGGCGCTGGTGACGTTCGCCGGGCAGAGCCAGCTGTGCAGGCCGGGTACCGTCTGGTCGATGACCGTCTGCTGGATCTGCGACGGGGTGCCGCCGGCGCCGAGGCTGTAGGGCACCTGCATGCCGGGCAGCACGTTCAGGACAGGCTCGGCTGCGTACTCGCCGCCGCCCCCGCCGCCGCCCGCGGTCGGCCGGGACTGGTTGACGGTTGCGCCCGCGCCGCCTGCGCCCCAGCACTCGCCCTGCAGCTGGTAGACGGCGGGCGGGACGATCCAGGTACCCGAGGACGGGGTGGTGATCTCCTGGGTGACCGGGGCGGTGGCGGGCAGCTGCGCCTGCACGTTGACCGGGGCGCGGGCGCTGCCGGGCAGTGAGAACAGGTTGTACAGCGTGCCGCGCGGGGACGCCTGGTTGGCGACGGTCTGCGGGTTGGCGACCAGGTCGTTGAGCCAGGCGTGCATCCGCACCAGGCCGGTGGTGCCCGAGCCGGCCCAGTTGGTGACGCGCACGCTGTAGGCGGTGACGTCGCCGTAGGAGAAGTTCGCCGTGCCCTGCGGGATCGCGGCGGTGACCAGGGTCCACTTGGGCGTGGACGGGGTGGCGCCCCAGGCGGCGGCGTTCTGCGTCTTAGAGAACGACAGGGTGCGGCCGAGCCCGTCGGTCAGCGTCCAGGCGAGGGTGACGTTGGAGGCGAACGACGGGGACGCGGGCCACTGCGTGTCGTACGCCTGCCCGAGCCACACCGACAGGGCGGGCAGCCCGATGATGCTCGCCGCCGCGCCCAGGGTGCGGGAGTAGACGGCCGCCGGGTAGGGACTGGCAACAGGCACGGGCGCGTCGTAGCGGATGGACGCGGTGCCGCCCTGGACGAACTTGGTGCTGTCCTGCACCCAGCCCTGGCCGCCGGTCACCGAGGAAAAGGTGTCGATGCTGACCGAGCCGGGAGGCACGGGGGAGCTGAGCAGGCTGTTGGAGAACGGCAGTGACTGGATGCCGTCGATGTCGGACCGGCCGTAGGGCAGCGCCTGGATCGACAAGGTGATCAGGGCGACCGGGTAGTTAGGCCGTCCAACCGCGGAGCCCGACGCGCTGCCGCCTGCGCTGTAGTTGAAGCCGTACACCGGGACGGACGGCAGCGCGCGGAAGCAGTCGTAGATCAGCGGCTTGCCGGTATCGGCCGGCGTCCAGGTGATCTGCCAGGTCTGCCGGTCGATCAGGCTCATGAGGTACTCGCGGGCGGCCAGCACCTGGCGCATGCCGCCGGCGAGCGTGCCGAAGATAATGACCGGGATAGTCATCGTCCGGTTTGCCGCTCTTGTCCCGAAAGGCCGCTCGCCGTCGAGCAGCATCGACGCCACGACGTCCTGGGTCGGCTGCGGCGCGTTCAAGTCGTAGCTGCCCTCGTACCCGTAGGCCGCGCTGTTCATCGACGGCGGCGCCAGCACCCGGAACCGCGGTCCCGTGCCGTTGGAGTCGAGCAGGGACGGGACCGCCTGGCAGGGCACGCCGCCCGCGCCGCCCATCAGCTCGATCGTCTGCGCCAGGACCAGGGAGTCGGAGTTCTGCGGCAGGAACTGGCTCGCCTGCCAGCCAAGCGACGCGCTATTGACCGCCGTCCACGGCCAGAAAGTCCAGGTGAAGGCGTAGTTGACGTTGATGCTGACACTGCCCTGCGGGGCAACCGAGGCCGCGTACACCGACAGCACGTTCGAAGCCCCGGGCAGCCCGGCGGCAGCGACCGTGGCGACCGCGTAGGCCGCGGTAGCAGGGGCCGCCGTCGGGGTGGTCGACAGGGAGACGATCTGGTTCGGTGACATCGCGCCGCTGGTCGCGGTGACCTGGCTGATCTGCGTGCCGTTCGACTGGAACCAGGTCAGCGTCAGCTTCATGCCGCCGGCGAAGAACCCGGAGAACGACGCGTCCGCGGTGAGCGTGTAGCTGGTACCGACCGTGACCGGGATATTCTCGGACACCGCCCCGGGGTTGGCGACAGAGCCGTTGCCGGCGATCGTCATCCAGTACGGGAAAGCAGAGCCTGAGTAGGCCGGCACACGTCCTCCGTGTCGGTACTTCAGGCCAGCTCAGCGAGTACTGGGCGCTCCTTGTCAGGACTCTATCCCGGCGGAATACGCGCCGCTACTCAGGAGTTACACGGGTTACCGCTGTGCGGGCCATCTTTGGAGACGGAACCCACTCTGCCGCCGCCTGCAGTTCACGAGTGCAGGAGAACGCGACGGCATCCCCCCTGGTGCAGCACCGCTGCCCGCGCGGCACCGTCAGCGTCATGTACGTATCGGCCGAGCCGTCGGCGCCGGATGACGGCTACCAGGTGCCCGGCTGCGGGTGCCGCCCGGAACCGTAGTGCCAGCTGGCACTGGCCGTGTGCCCGGACGGAATCGGACCGCCGCCCTGTCCCTTTTCAGGGGACCGCTCTCCCGCCTGAGCTACAGGCACGTGCGCCCGGAGGGACTCGAACCCTCGCCATCTGCTCCGTAGGCAGGTGCTCTATCCGCTGAGCTACGGGCGCACACATATACTACAGTCACGCTGGCTGTCACGCGGGCCACAATACTCACGCAACCTACAACGGATACGCCCGCAGCGGTCATCCGCTCGTCGCGAAGTACCCGCGCCTGACTCCGGCGGCGTTCGCCTGGTTGATGGCCTGTGCCTGCGAGTACGGCATCTGGGCCAGGAGCTTGTTCTGCTGCTGCATCAGGCTGATCAGCGTGTTCGCCTGGTACGTAGTCATGCCGGGCAGCTGCTGGTTCTGCACGCTGGCCGCGCCGCCGGGAATGACCTGCTCGGGACCGCGCTCGGCGAACGAGTAGGGCATGCCGGAGAACTTGCCGTAGCCGAACACCGGCTCGCTGACCATGCCGCCGGCTGAATGCGGGACGACGCCGCCCTGGTTGTACCAGCCGAACGCCTGCTCGTGCGCCCATGCAGCGGACGGCGTCCCGTACCTTGACTTGATGTAGTTGACCATCGCCACGGCCTGCCCGGCAGCGGTGGTGCTGTTGCCCCCGTACAGGGCGTACTCGCTCGGGCCGTTAATGAACTGGGCCATGCCGTAGGCGCCGCTGCTCGGGTTCTGCGCGGTCGTCGAGAACCCGGCCTCGCGCATCTCGACATTGAACAGCGCCGTCCACTGCGCACCCGTCCACCCGGCCTTCGCCGCGGCCGACTGAAGCGCCGCCATCGAGGAGGCGTTGGACACCCCGGCCAGCGAAATCGCGGCCGTCGCCGCAGCGATGGTCTTGAGCTGCGCCGCCATCGCCGAGACCAGCGCCTCGCCCGCCATCCCGACGATCGTGGCGCTGGTCTTGCTGGCGCTGGGCAGGATCGCCGCGTTCATCGCCGCCACAGCGTCGCTCTGCCCGACTACGCCGCCCGCCGCGAAACCGGGGATGCCCGACCGCCTGGCCATGTCGCTGAACTTGGGCGCGTGCGCCGTCGGGATGATCAGCTCGCCGGGCGCGACCATCGCCAGCCTGCTGTCCCTGCCCGCCGGGCCGCCGCCGGCCGGGACGACGCCGCCCGCCGCGTAGGCGTAACCGTTGAACGTCTGCTCGCCGGTGATCGTCGAGGTCGCGATGCCCGTCGACTGGTTGGCGACGATGTTGCCCTGCACGACGATCTTGCCGCCGCCGGCGATCGTCTCGTCCACGGCGACCTTCACCACCGGCGGCAGCTTCTGGAGCGACAGCCACAGGTTGATGGCTGCGGTCTGCGACACGCCGAGCTGCTTGGCCAGCGCGACGAACTGGCCGGTGGTGATGTTCGCCTTGCTGCCCAGGGTGTCCAGGTACTGGTTGCGCATCGTGTTCCACAGCGACTGCGCAGCGCTGGTAGTCAGGTCCAGGCCGGACTTGGCCAGTGCGATGAACTGGCTTTCCGCGCCCTTGCCCTTGGCGACCAGGGTGTCAAGGTACTGCAGCCGCAGCGTCGCCCACAGCTGCTGCGCGCCCGTCGTGGTCAGCCCGAGGCCGCTCTTGGCCAGGGCGACGAAAGCGCTTTCCGTGGTCCCCGCCTTGCCGGCCAGCGAAACGAGGTTCTGCGCCTGGTTCGTCTGCCACAGCCGGGTCGCCTCGCCCGCGGTGAACTTCAGGCCGTTCACCGCGAAGCTGATGAACGCGTTCTTAGCGCCGTTCGTGTACCCCTGGTTGTTGACCAGGCCGGCGTCCGTCTTGAGGATCGCCGCCCACACCTGGGCGTACCCGGCGGTGCTGATGGACAGGGCGCCGGGAAGGTGCGAGAACGCGGTGAAGTTCGCATTGGTCGCATTGGTCAGCGCCTGCGACGCCTTGGTGATCTGCGCCAGCGAGTTCGCCCCGGGCATGACGGCGTTCCACAGCGCCGTCGCCTCCTTCTGGCTGATGTGCATCGACCCGGCCATCGCCAGGAACTCGGCCTCGGCGTTCTTGCTGCTGCCCGTCATCAGCACCAGCGCCGGGATGGTCGCCTGGAGCGCCTGCTCGACGCCGGTCACCGAGCCCTTGCCGTTAGCGAGCGCGGCCATCGCGTTAGCAAGCGTCTGCAGTGCCTGCGGTCCCTTCTCCGCGGCGAAGACCGCCCCGGCAATCGCGGTGGTCAGCGTCTGCCCCATCGCCCCGGCCAGGTTCTGCGTGTCCTTCAGCAGGTTGGAAGACGCGACGGTCAGCTGCTGCTCGATCTTGTTGAGGTCCTGCATCGGGTTCTTGGTATTGCCGACCCACTTGCTCAGCGCCTGGAACGAGGTAGTCGCAGGGCCGCCCGCCAGCTGCGCCAGCGCGGACACCTCGGCCATCGCCGTCTGGCTGCCCTTGGCCAGCGGGAGCAGCACCGCGACCATGTCCTTGCCTGCCTGCGCGAGCAGGTTCTGCCCCTGGGCGCCGGCCGCGGACACCGACGACAGGGTCAGCAGCGAGTTGTACAGCCCGGTCGCATTGGTCACCTCGGTCGCGAACGCGCCGCGGGCATTCAGCGACGCCTGCGTCAGGCCGTTCATCGACGCGCCCGCAGCCGTGCCCTTGACGCTGAACTTGCCGAGAGAGTCGCTGAACGTCACGCCGCTCGCGCCCGCCGAGCTGAACGCCTGGTTAAGAGTGCTCAGGCCCTCGCCGAAGGTGGTGAACGCAGACTCACCGCCGGTCACCGTGGAGATGAAATTCGAGTAGGCGCTGGTCAGCTTGGAAACCGACGTCTGGCCCATCTCCGTCTGGAGTGACAGCGCGTTGACCGCGTTGCCGATCTGGGAGGCGTTCAGCCCGAACTGCGACCAGCCGGCCAGGAAGCCCTCGACCTTCGTCTCCATCAGCTGGAGGCTGTCGCTCGCCTGGACCCCGGCCGCGTCGAGGATGCCGAGCGACTGCGCCCAGGTGAACGTTGCCGTATTGCCGAGCTTCTGCCCGGTCATCAGGTCGCCGGTGACGGTCAGCAGGTTCTGCTGCTGGCTGGTCAGCTGCTGGAACGCCGACTGGAGGTTCTTGGTGTTGGAGACCTGCTGCTGCTCCTCGGCGGCGGCAGGCGAGAAGATGTCCTTGATCGCCGCGCCCATGTGGCTGAAGAACCCTTGCAACTCGCCGCCGATCGGGCCGCTGCCCAGCGACTTGAACGCCTCGCCGACCTGCTGGAGCTGGACCTGGGTTTCCTTTGCGAACGCGTTGCCGGTGTTACCCAGATTGAAGAAGTTCTTCTGGATATCCGAGAACGCCTGCGACGAGGCGGCGATCTTCAGCTGGTCGGTAATCTGCCCGATCGCGTCGGGGATCGCCTGGAGGGCGTCGCCGCCCTTCATCGCGTCGATCGACGTCACCAGGTTGGTGGTGAACTTGCTGACCGACGCCGACGCCGCGTTCCAGTAGCTGACGGTGTCGTAGATGGCGAGACCGAGAGCGGCGATCGCCAGCACGTACGGGTTGATCAGCAGCGCGCCCATCGACTTGCCGAAGCTGATCATCGACAGGCGCAGCGCCTCAATCGAGGCCCCGAGGCTCATGGCGACGGTCTCGAAGTCGACCGCTCCGGCGGCGAAGGTGAACAGCGCGGTCGCGCCGCGGGCCAGCATGCCGATCAGCGCGACGCCGGCGGTCACGGCGAGGCCGGTGTAAAGGAAGAACCCGTGCAGGGCGAGCCCGGCCTTGATGACCGGCCCGGCCACCGCGGTGAACGCCTCGATCCCGGCGGAGATCTTGACGAACAGTTCCTGGATGATCTCCGCGTAGCCGGGGACGTCCTTGATGAAGTTCCCCAGTGCGCCGCCGAGGTTGCCGATGATGGTGCCGAACCGCTGGAAGTCAAGGGCGCCGTTCTTCATGACCTGGCTGGCACCGGGGGAGCTGAACGCAGCAGTCATCCGGGCGGCCAGGTTCTCCACCACGGTAGTGACCGACCTGACGATCGCCTGGAAGCCTCCGGTGTTCGCCGTCATCACCTTGATGGCGTCGCCGGTCACCTCCCAGACGGCCGGCTGGAGCGCGTTCTGCAGCTGCTGCATCGGGCCGACGGCGCCCTTGGCGTTGTAGTTGAAGATGCCGATGGAGACACCGAGCGCAGACGCGGCCTGGGACATGGCCTGGAGCCGGTTCTTGGCGTCTAGCAGGACCGGGGCAACCGCAATGCCGAATGCGGTTATGGCGAGGGTCGCCGGGATGAAGACGGCCCCGAACTCGACGACCCAGTCGGCGGCCAGGTGCCACACGGACACGCTGGACAGCACCTTGGGCAGGATCTTGTTGAACACCCCGGCGAACAGGGTGATCTGGGCGCTGAGGAACCCGAACGCGCCGCCGCCGGCCGTGCTCATGTTGATGAACGAGGCACTGGTCTTCAGCATGGCCGCCGTCGCGAGGGCCGCCGTCGCCGCCGTGGTGTTGCCCAGCTTGCCCCACGTCGCCTGGAGACTGGACAGCACCGCCTGGAGCGTCAGCGCCTGCCCGATGGCGGCGCCGAAGTTAAGGCCGACGGACAGGCCGCTGCCCAGCGCCGCCTTGGTGTACGCCGCCAGGGCGGTGACCTTCGCCATCGCCCCGGCCGTGCTCACGTTCACCGGGACCGGGGCCGCCAGGTACGTCTTCAGTGCCTGTGCCATCGCGGCGATCTGCACCGCGTTGAAGCTCACCGGAACGCTGACGGTCCCGATGCCGCTCTTCATGTAGGCGTTGAGCGTGGCTTTCATCGCCGCGAGCTGCGCGGGGCTGATCGCTACCGGGACGTTGGCGGTCCCGATGCCGCTCTTCATGAAGGCGTCGATGCTCGTCTTGATGGCGGCGAGCTGCGCCGGGTCGATGCCGAAACCTAGCGGGATGCCGCGGAAGTACGTCTCCGTGGCCGCCCGCAGTGCCGCCAGGTTGCTGAGGTTGACGTCGAGGTTCAGCGCGTTGCCGGCGAAGCTCTTCAGCTGCGCCTCGATCTTGGCGGCGGCAGCCGGGTCAAGGTGCGCGGAAATGGGAACGTCGTCGGTCAGGGCCTTCAGCTGCGCCTCGACCGCGGCGGCGGCGGCCTTGTCCAGCTGCGGCCTGACCGGCACCGTCGGCCGGATCGCGGCGAGGCCCTTCTTGACGATCGCCTCAGCTTGGGGACCGAACTGGTCGCCCTGGGGATAGATGACGATGTACGCGTCCCCGATTAGCCTCGCCACGCCGCCGCCATCTCCTCAAAAGCTGGATCGGACCGGCTCCTGAGGTCAGGCCGCGGCGTTCGGAACAAACACTACGGGGACTGGTGCTGCATGAGACAGCGCCGCCGGGCCAATGTAAGCACGAATGCCAATTGGCGAACGCCCGGCAGCGCTGCTACAGCTCCACGGTGTCAAGCGCGACAGACATGAACGGGTGCAGTTCCGCGCGCCCGTACCGTCCGCCGCCCTGCTCAAGGAACAGGGTCGACCCGTAGTTGACGTTGACGCCGGAGTACATCTGGCCGAGCGCGTTGAACCGGAACCCGGACGGGCGGACACTGGCCCTGGTCGACCCGGGGCGGCTGCCGTACTGGTACCTCGGGTCGAACTGGCGGCCCCAGTGCGAGAAGTGGCCGGGGGTGATAACGGGCGCGGCGGCTTTGGCGATTGCCGCTGCCTTGACCGACAGCTCCTCGATGACCGCGCCGACCGGCCCGTCGGGGTTGTTCAGCAGCCAGTCGATCGCCACCGGGTCAAGGTTGACCTCGACGGAGACAGCCATTACAGCACCTCCTTGTCCGCTGGCGCCTTGTTCTTCGCGAACAGCCCGCGGTTCTTTTCTACAGCCTGCCTGCGCTTCGACGCCTGGTCCAGGTCGGACATGCTGGTGAACTCGGTGTCCTGCTCCCACCACTGCCCGGTGCCCGCGCCGACCGGCGTGTCGTCCCACTCCTTGCCCTGGTCCTTCAGGAACTGCCGGTGCATCGCGAGGGCGATGGCCTCGGGGTCGTCGCGCAGCCCGATACGCTCCTCGAACCGCTGGATGTCGTCGCCGAGCGGGTCGCTGACGTCCTCCCACTTTGCCCCGGCCGCGACCAGGGCATAGTAGTGGCGTTCCATGTCAGCGACGATCGAGGAGTAGGCGACGTCGCACAGCTCCCGCGGGCTCAGCTGCTCGATGCCGTGCCCGTGAGTGCGCAGGAAGTCGCCGTTAACCTTCGCGAAGTGCGCGAGTACCCAGGTCAGGAGGTTGCGGGCGCCGCGGTAGGGCGGGCCGCGATTGCCTCCATCGCGGCGTTGACGAACTTGACGAAGTCCTCGTCGTTGCACTTGGCCTCGCGGGAGACCTTCCGGAACTCCGCCCAGTCCTCCGGGTCAACCAGGTCCTTGAGCAGGTTGAACAGCCCGGCGAGCTGCACCTGGTTGTCGGGGTCTACTTCGGCGGTCGCCGCGGCCCACTCCATCAGCGGCATCAGGCCGATGGACTCCTGAAGCCGGAAGTAGTGCCCGGCGAGCGGCGCGGACAGTTCCCCGTCGGCAACCTCGACGGCGCGCTCGTTCTCGGGCAGCCGTACCTTCGGGTCGGCCGTCGCCGACTGGATGCGGCGGGCCTGGCGCCGGGCCTTCACCCGGGGCGGCTCCTCGATGCCGAAGGCAGCGCCGAGTTCGTCGACCGGGCGCGCGTCTTCGACGGGACGGGCAGTACGGGCACGCCGCGTTGCAGCTGGGGGCATTGAAATCTCCGGTTTCGATATAAGGTCGGGGATGTCAGTGCCCAATGAAGTCTCGGAACCCCATTTCCATGTACGGCCCTGGCAGACGGCCGCTTTCCGCGCACTGGAAAGCGGCCGTCGCCGTGTCAGGGTTACGTGCCAGGAACACCCAGGGCCGGGTACCGCTGTACCTGCGACGCAGCATTCCAGGTGCTCTTCATGGTGACCGCGGCTGCGACGCCGCCCGCCGCGCTGAAGTCAGGAAGGATGGCTCCGAAGAAGTACTGGCCGACCGAGACCTGCGCGTTGCCTGGACCGCCGTTGACGGCGATCAGCGTCGGGTACAGGTAGAAGTTGCGCGGCTGGCCGTCGACCGCGGACTGGTAGGTCTGGCTGGTCGCCGTGTCCATGAAGCCGGTGAAGTCACCGGAGGCGTCAGGCAGGCCCGCAACCCAGACGAGGTTGGTGTCGCCGAGCGCCGTGACATCGACCTTGGCGACGTTGAAGTTCATCGTCCAGTCGGAAACATAGGCGAGCGGCTGAGCGGTACCGCCAGACAGGATCGCCATGTAGACCATGCCGTTGCGGCCGTGGATACGCCCCACGTCAGACCCCTTTTCCAAAAAAAGGAACGGGTCCGGCTCCGACGTGGCTTACACGTGGCCTCGGCTACTCTACCTAAGTGTAGGGTGCCCGCTGCCTGCCTGGATAGGGCAGCCCAGTGCCAGCTGGCACTAAGAACGCACCGGATAGTGCTGGCAGTCGCACCAGGTGTCTCCCGGGCACTGCATGTGCAGCAGGTCCGCCTGACGCAGCAAGGGCGGCCCGGTGACGTTCGCGTTCGCATCCTTGCCCGCAGCGACGTAAGCAGCCGCACGGCACGTTTTGCAGATCACAGAATCCCTGCCTCTTCCATCAGGTTCAGTGCCGCACGGGCGTTATTGTCGAATGTGCGCGCCGCGATCGCCTGGTAGGCGCGCTCGGCTGCGTACTCCCGCCGCGTCCCGTAGCCGAGCCAGTTGTGCAGCAGCTGCGAAGCCTCCTCCGGCGAGCTGAACGACGGCAGGATGTGCCCGAACACCTCGTCGCTCTCCGGCCGCGGGTCGCGCAGGAAGAACAGCCCGCACGCGGCCATCTCCACCTCGCGCGGCCCCATCGCCCAGCCCTCGCCCGTGTGCGCGTCCTCGGCCTCGCGGCGGTAGAAGTTGATCCCGCACCTGGCGCCGCGGTAGACGCGGGCGGTCTCGTCGTTGCCGACGCAGGCGCCCAGCGGGTGCCCGACGTAGTCCACCAGCCGGGTCCGCCGCTGCGCGTCCACCACCGCCGTGACCAGCTCGGGGTACTGCTTCATCGCCAGGTCCCAGCCGGCCCCGCCGAGCGCAGCGTCGATGCCGGTGAAGTCCATCTTGGAGAAGAACTCGGCCCGCGACTTGAAGATCGTCCCGACGAACGCGAAGTCGGACTCGTAACGGCCGGGACGCCAGTCGGGGTAGTGCACGTCCGGGTCGTAAGCGTGCGGCATGTAGGCGGCGGGCACTTCCAGGTCGCGCCACGCCTCCAGGTTCACCGGGTCGTTGAGCAGGTTCAGGTCGGCGAACTGGCCGCGCTCCATCTGCGCGGTGTCCTCGTACGGGCTCTCGGTGTGCAGCATCACGATCTTGTGCCGCCGGGTCCGGATGAACTGGAGCAGCGCCGGGGACATGTAGAACGCCGAGACGAACAGCACCACGTCGGGCCAGAACTTGTTCAGGTCGGCGTACAGGCCGTCCATGCCCAGCTGGAGGATGCCGTCGTTGTCCAGCGCCTTGCGCGTCGGCACCTCCCCGCACGCCTCGCACGCGGGCTTGCCGTGCTCGGCCATCCGCAGGTGCCCGTAGAAGGTGAGCCGGTCGTTGGTGTTGTACGTCATCACCGTGTGGCCGAGCTTCGACAGCGCCTTCTGCCAGCCGCGGTACACGTCGGCAACCGAAAAATCGGGCCCGGGGTGAACGATCAGGATGCGCGCCACAGGTCACCCAGCTTCTGGTTGTGCCACTCGGCGACGGCGAGCGCCAGCTCCGGGGTTTCCATGATCCCGATGAACGTGTCCGCTTTCCAGTCGTCTCCGCCGGTGCGCGCGTACAGGGTACGGCCGAGGCTGCGCCCGGTTCGCCACGGGACAGTTACGAGAGAGCGCGCCGCCACGGCAGCTCCTCCCGCTGTTCCCGCATCCGGTAGAGCAGGTACTCCGCGGCGGCCTGTGCCTGTTCCAGCGACGCATCCGGTGCGTCTAGCCACTCTCGCGCCTGCCGTAGCTTCTCTTCCCGGTCGTTAAGGCTCATTACTTCACCGGCTTTCCGTGGCAGTGCTTGCAGGAGCAGTGCGGCTTCGGGGACCCGGCGGGCGGGCAGTGCGGGCCGCAGTCGCCAGTGTCGCCCATCAGGCGGAGAAGTTGAAGTGGATGCGGGTGCCGAACGCCTCGGGACCGCTCCAGGAAAGGGGGCCGGGCGGGTCGGCGGTGATCGGGATGCACCAGTCGACGACTCCGCCGAGGGTCGGGTCGGCAGCGACGGCAGCCGGCACCGACACGATGGACGCGTCGTCCTCGAAGCCGAGCCACGCGTCCAGGTTGACCTCGATGCGCTCAAGCGTTGAGGCGTGCGACACGATGATCAGGTAGTCCAGGTTGAAGTCGACTGACGCCAGCTGGCTGCCGGCTGCAGACGGCTCGCCGAGGAACCCGGTCTCGCCCTGGAGCGTGGTGCCGTAGGTCAGGTACGGACGTCCTGGCATGACGATCCCGACCGGCGGGTTGATCTGGTCCTCGGGCTGGGGCAGTGACCGCAGCGCGGGCACGGCGAGCCTGCCGATCTGGGCGGCGAGCGCCGTCCGCACCAGCGTCATGTTGGTCGTCACGGGGTCAGACTACAGCTCCCCAGGTCAGTGTCCAGGCTTCCTCGACTTCCCCGGTCATGACGTCGTCTAGGAGCAGGACTTCGCCCCAGCTGGCGATCAGCCCGTTCCCCAGGTACAGCGCGGCATGCGGCCCTTTCCTGGTAGTGAAGCCGATGATCTCGCCTGCCTGCGGCACCGCGTCGAACAGGACAGGCTCGTGCCCGTCGAGCCGGGGCCAGCCGACGAACTGCCAGTGGTCCTCGACGTATCCCAGTGCCCGCGCGATGGACGGCGCGTACCCGAGTTCCTCTTTCAGGACCGTGTACTGGACGTCGGAGTGGTAGAGGCGCTGCGAGAACAGCAGCTGGTTGGCGACCGCCGCGGCAACGCAGTCGTACCCGTCCGGGTCACCGCGCCAGGCCCCGCACCACGGGGACTCCTGCCAGCTCTCGGCTGCGGCGGTGCCGTCCGGACGCGGGGCGGTGCGAGGTGCGGACGCGACGGTCTTTACCCCCTTCTTCTTCGCCGCGCGGTTGCGTGCAGCGGTCGCCTTAGCGGTAGCACTCGCCGTCGCCTTAGCGTGCTTGCTAGCGGTGTTGTGCGCCTTCTGGCGGGCGGTCAGCTGCGGTCCCGGCAGTGCCTCGGCAGCAGCGAGTCCCGCCGCGCGGGCGCCCGCCTGGATCAGCTTGGTCGCGGCGGACGGAGCCGTGGTAGTCGAGGCTGTCGCGCGCTTGGCGGTCTTGACGGCCTTCGCGAACAGCGCCTGCTCGATCGTCGTCGCCTGGCGGGTGGTCAGGGTGCGCATGACGGCGGTGTGCGCGTAGACCCGCTCGCCCTTGTAGACGAACTGCGCGCGGCCTGCCAGGGCCATGTGGTGCTCGAAGTTCGCGTAGACCCGGTTGCGGAGCGCGGCGTTCTGGTGGGCGAGGACCGACTGCCGGTAGGACATGCGGGTAGCGAACGCGGCGATGGCGGCGGTCCGGGCGACGGCGTGCGAGGCAGCGGTTATCTTCGCCATCGAGTAGGCGGCGCTCAGCCGGCTCTTGCGCAGGTTCAGCACGGCGGCGCTCAGCGCGGCGCGGCGCTGGGCGAGCGCCAGGGTCCGGTAGGCGGCGGTGGCGTAGGCGTTGTAGGCCGCGTTGTACGCCTTCCACTGCGCTGCGGACAGCTGCAGGCCCGTCGGCGCCGCCGTGTGCTTCGTCGGCTGGGGAGCCTTGACCGGGGCCTTCGGCTTAGGTGCCATAACAGGAACCTACACGCCGACCTTGCGCCTCGTATTGATGAAGTCATGCAAAAACTCGACCGCCCACGGGTTGGAGGAAACGCGCATCAGCCCGGTCTCGGCGGTACCCGCGACACCCCACGGCGCGTCTTTGCTTTTGAAAACGTCGGTGCACAGCAGCAGGGACGCCTGCTGGACGGACGGCGGGACGGTGTTCCAGCCCCAGGTGCCGGTGACCTGCACCCGGTTGAGGTGGGTGTAGGGCCAGATGAACGGGAGCCAGCCGCCGCCTGCGGGGTTCTGCCCCTGCCCGGCCATGAGTGCCTGGAGCTGGGTGTAGGGGCGGGGCACGCCGGCCGCGTTGACGTTGTAGTTGTCCTCGTAGCCGCCGGGCGTGCCGAGCTTCAGCACGTAGTTCAGGCCGGTGCCGACCGGCGAAGCCGGGTTGCCCCAGGCGGTCTCGAAGATCCCGTCGCCGTCGTAGTCGAGGTTCACCTGGGTGTTCGCGGCGACCGCGGGCGTAGACACCAGGTCGTCAATCGGCAGCTCCCAGATGTTGTCCGGGCAGAACGTCCGGGTCTCCGTTAGCTGGTAAAAAGTTCGGCCGCAGTAAGCGTTAATCCAGTTGGTGACGGCCTGGATTGCCAGCTGGATCTCGTAGTCGCTGTTGTTGTCCACGATGTTCAGCCGTGACTTAAGCTCTTCCCGGCCGGTGTACCAGTACTGCATCCCGGTACCGACCGCCGACAGCGGCACGATCCGCACGGTATACGGCGACGTCTGCTGGACGCTGTTGCCGGTGCCGATCCAGATGGTCGTGTACAGGCCCGCGAGGGTGATGCCGGTGAGGCTCAGCGTGTAGTTGCCGAGGGACGCCCGGACGATCGTGTTGTTCGGCGGCGTGATGCCGTACGTGTAGGTGGTCTGCACGCCCGTAGGGTCGATGACTACGCAGCTGATCGACGTGGGATCGGCGACAGCGCCCGTCGCGGTCGTGAACGTGACCGGAACGACCGCGGATGCTTCCGCTGGGTTGTCGTAATACACTTGAGCTGACATCTGTCACACACCCCGCTGGCCATAGACATAACGGAGCCCCATGGGGTCAACGCCAGACGGGGTCACAGCGTGATCCAGGTGATCGGCCCGTAGACGGTCGTCTGCTGGTAACTGGTGGAGGTCTGGACGACGTCCAGGCGGTAGAAGCTGTAAGTTTCCGCATCCAGGTCGGCGTTAGGCAGCTGCGCAACAGCAAGGCCGCCCGACGGGCTGGTAATGGTGATCGCCGGGGAACCACCGGTGGAGGAGAAGGTCAGCGCGCTGGAGTCGGGAACGCCCGCCGCGGACTTCAGCAGCAGGTTGAGGTTGTACCCGGTGAGGTTGAACGCGACGCCGTTGTTCGTGACCGCGATGTTGACCGTCATGTCGTTAAACTCACTGAGGGTCAGGCTGGCCTGCTGCATGGTCCCTCCGGTGACGGCGGCGCCAAAGGCCGGTAGCACAAGGGTAGCGCCCAGGCCGGGGGCGGCCAAGGCAGCGCTGAGGTTTGCCAGGGTGAGAGCCGCGCCGAGGTTCACGGCCGGGGTCAGGGCAGCACCGAAGTTCGGCACGGCAAGTGTCCCGCCGAAGCTGTTCCCGCTCAGGACCGCAGACGGGCCCGGCTCGGTGAAGGCGACGGCGAAGTGGTTCAGGGGAGCGGGGAAAGGCGGCGGTCCTGCCGTGCCGGTGCCGTGCGCGAGCCCGGCGTTGGGTGACGACGTCGACAGTGCCGTGCCGGTACCGTGTGCGAGCCCGGCCGCGACCGGGCCGGGGGCAGACGGAGCCTGGGCCGTGCCCGCCGCGGTCGCCAGCCCGGCCTTAGACGGGGACTGGGAGGCGGTGCCCGTAGCATGCGCCAGCTGGGCCGCCGCGAAGAACTGTCCCGGCTGGGCAGTACCCGTGCCCGTGGCGAGGCCCGCCGGGGCAACAGTAAGGGAAGAGGCGGCACCCGTGCCCGCGGCGAGGGCAGCCTGCGCGAGGGCAGCCTGCGTGACCGTGCCGGTGCCGTGGGCGAGGGCCGCCTGGGCGAGACCGAACGGGGGAGCGGTACCCGTGCCGGAGGCGAGCCCGGCGAGGAACGGGCCGGGGGCGGACGGCGGCTGCGCAGTGCCGGTACCTGCGGCGAGAGCTGCCTGCGCCAGTCCGGGGGGCTGGGCGGTTCCGGTGCCCGTGGCAAGGCCGGCACTGGCGAAGGTCCCGGCGCTGTACAGCATGATGCCGATGCCGGTGATGCCGTCGGTGTTGCCGATGTTCGGGGTCTGCGTGCTGTTCGGGCAGCTGATGTTGAAGCACAGCACGTTCCCGTTGGCATCGACCTCGTAGGTGTAGCCCGCGGTCGTGCCGGTGGAGCCGCTGCCGAAGTCGTAACAGGCTGACCAGTAGAGGTCCCCGGTGCGCGTCGGCGTGACAGCGGGGAAGTGTCCGCTAGAGGAGACGTCCTCGGTACCGGAGGCGTCGACCGTGACCGCGCTGAACCCGTTCGCGCAGTTGAATTCCGACCCGAGCATCCGCAGCGTCGGCGAGCCGGTATTCGTGGTGATCGTCACCGTATGAGAGGCGGCGGTGATCACCTGGCCGATGAACAACGCCGCCGTCGCAGTGTTGACGCTGGAAGCCAGGTGCGCGGGCGACCCGATCGACGACCACAGCACGTTCCCGCCCGCGCTGGACAGGGCCGTCGCCCAGTCGGCGTTGGTTGTCGGGCAGAGAATTGCCGCCAGGATGAAGTCCCCGACGGCAGTCGGCGCCAGCGTGAACTGCTTGGACGTGACGACCGGGTCGAAGAACGCCGTGACGTTGGTGAACGCCGGGTTGGTCGTGGTCGCGGTGCCGGTGCCCGTAGCGAGTCCGGCGCTCGCGACGGTGAGGGCCGGGACGCTGCCGGTACCCGAGGCGAGCCCCGCGTTCGCGACGGTTACCGGGATAACCGGGACCAGGGGATACTGCTGGACCGGGCGGAACCGCCTCCGGAAGAGCGGGCTGCCCGGCTGCGGCTGGGGACTGCCCGTAACGCTGCCGCCTGCTGCTTCCTGGGCTTCCAGGGCGAAGTCAGTCGGGTCGACGGCCTGGTTGGCGGTGGCGCCGCCGGGTGAGCCGCTGGTGGTCTTCCAGCCGAATCCGACGCCGCCGCCGTTGCCGGTGGTGCCCTGCTGGACGAAGTTCGTCAGGGCCGTCGGCGCGGTGCCGCTGAACGTGGTGGCAGTGGTGCCGACGGTGGAGTTCTGGCCGGCATAGCCCCAGACGTTCAGGTTCCCCGCGGTCGGGGTGTAGGTCGCGTCAGGGCAGGCGGTGACGTACCCGGACGAGGTGTGGTACTCCGCCGACCCGACAACCGAGCCGACGCCGTTGGTGGCGCGGTACACGCTGACGACCCACTCGCCCCAGGTGGTGGCACCGAAGGTGATGGTGAACGTGGAGTCTGTCGTGCCGCTGCCGGCTGTGCCCCCGGCGATTCGCGTGCCGAGCCAGAACGCGTCTTTGGCGCCTTGCGAGCCGGAGCTGTTCTGCTGGGTGGTGAACGACGCCTGGGTGAACGTGGTGTTGTAGAAGCAGCAGGCGACGACGATCAGGTCGCCGCCGTTGGTCCCGGCCGGCAGCGAGATGGTGCCGGTTGTGCCACTGACTACGTTCCCGGTGGTGACGGAGCCGACGAATGACCAGCTCACTGCTCACCGCCTCCGCCGTCGGCCTCCGGGATGCGCCCCCCCGCTTAGTTGTCCAGGTAGACCTTGAACTGCTGGAGCGTGGTGGTGTTGCCCGCCGCGCTGGCCGACCACGTGCCGAACAGCTCCAGGAACAGCGGGATCTCGTTGTTCAGGCCGGTCAGGGTGGTGGCCAGCATCTCGTCCTGGAAGCTCGTGCTCCAGGCGCCGGCCGAGGCGACGTTGCTGACCCTGATCTCAGCGTTGACCTGGAGGGTAGTGCCCAGGTTGCCGACTGCCTGGCAGGTGACGTCGCCCTGCATCATCCACTGGGCGGTCACCGACGCGGTCGGCGTCAGGGACGCTGACGTGAACAGCGTGCCGCCGCCTGTCCCGCCGATCGTCCCGGCTGCCGCGTCCAGTCCTGCGGCGAAGATGAACGTAGCCGCTGAGGTATTGGCAATGGTTCCCCAGGCCGTGAAGCGGGCGGACTTGCCGATGAGGCTGAAGTACAGCGCCGGGATCATGCACCGGGGCACCGAAGTGGACGCGATCGCCGAGATCGGCGCCTGCGAGGTGTAGGTGTTCTTGGTAACGGCCGCCGGGAGGCAGTAGAACAGCTCCCCCTGGGTCAGCGTGTAACCGGACACGGCTTCCCCTTACACCGAGACGTTGAAGACTGCGGTGACGGCGGCGCCGGCCGGCGTGGCCCACTGGACGGTGAAGGTGCCGGCTGTGACCGACTGGGAACCGCCGAAGTAGTTGTAACAAAGCCCCTGCTTGAGATAAGTGCTCGTAGTCGTAGCGTCGTAGACCAGGTCGCCGAACACGCCAGACAAGGTCGCGCCTGTCCAGGATGGGTTAGCCGTGGTGAAGCAAATTGAGCTAGAACCGGTGTCGATGGCGAACGTCTTGGTGCCTAGAGTTGCGCCGCCAGCGGTGTAGCCCGTACCCGTGATTTCGTTGCCTGTCACCCACTGGCCAGCAAGGTAAAGCGTATTGGCGAGAGTGTCAGCCTTATTCGGCGTCGGCGTAGTGTTGTAGAGCGCGCAGTTAATCGTGTCGGCCGACAGGCTGGAGAACGAGGTCGGGGCAGCAGTCGTCCAGAGGCGGCCGAGCATCGGGTTCAGCATCGCCTGCTGAAAAATCGCACTCGCGGACCAACCCATGTCAGTTCACCGTCGCAATAACGCTCAAGGTGCATGCGCCCGAAGACGGGGTAACAGGCCCTACGTAAAGGACGTTGTCAGGAACATCACAGTCCCGGAGCTTGAGAACCCGTGTCTGTCCCTCAAGAACAATCGCTCCATCCCAGTGGTCGCTGGTTGACATCGCATCTAGCGCCGGCGGGTGCGTAAGGGCATTCGGCGAAACATAGCAATCGCCTACTAGCGCTGTTATCTGAACTTCTCGCGTGTTGTCGTAAAGGCTTACTTGGTCCTCGTTCCCCGACGTAACATGCGCCGTCCAGAAGACAGCAGCAGTCCCCATGGTTCCCATTAATCAGCTCCTCATCTCTGCGTGGGCGAGGCCCGCGAACACGGTGACGTCGGTGCCCTCGTCGCGGGTGACTTCGACGTTCATGTAGACCTTGCCATCGTCCCCGAGCTGCTGCTGGTCGCCGTTGAGGTAGTCCTCACGGGTATGAGCCTCGACCTTGGCGCGGGTGCCGACCCGGACCAATGGGGCGTTGAGGCCGTGCAGCCCGGCGCACGGGTGGTACCGGGACGTGCCGGGAGGGAGGGGCGCGGTGACGTCGGTGACTGCGCAGTTGGGGCAGTACCACTCGTCAGGCCGACTGAACAGCGGGGGGTCGAACACAGGCACACCTTTCGTAGGCGTGCCCGGCTCCGCGTGCGGCCTCAGGCGTCAGCTACAGACTAGCTGGCCAGCGCTTCCCAGTGCCAGCTGGCACTAGCGCGCGCCGGTGATCATCCTCATGGACGCGAAAAAGTTGTAGGGCAGGGATGCGGTGGGGAACCCGGCCTCGCCCTGGGCGGTCATCCACAGGTCGTGGGCGTCGCCGAGGGCGTTGAGGATATCCTGCCCGTCGCCGGCGGACAGGCTCAGCGGCGCAGCTTCCATATCAGACAGGGAATAGGCCGACAGCCACTGGTAGACGTCCTCGCAGTCCTCGAACGCGGACCGCAGCGCAGCGAGCTTCTGCGTGATCAGCTGGACGGTCGCGCCGGGACTCAGCTGCCCGAACATCGCCATGAACGCTCCTACCGCCAGATGCCGAAGACGAGGTGAAACGCCAGCCAGAAGAGCAGGCCGAAGATCATCGTTGCTATAACCCAGTGAACAGGGGTCCACTCGGCGAAGTCCATAGGGTCGGCGAAGTTGATCTGCTCCAGGCCCCAGAACTGCCACGACAGGGTGTCCTGGGTATTGAAGGCTAGACCCCAGCCTTCGTAGACGCCGAAACCGCCGAAGAACCAGACGATCCAGTACCAGCCGGCCCCGGTGACCCGGAAGTGCTTGACGAACTCCAGCAGGCTCATACCGGCAGGATAAGCCTGGGTCAGGCAGGACGGTACTTCTGGCCTATAACCGCGCGGCTTTCCACCGACCGGATACCGTTGCTGTCGAGGCTGACGGCCCACCCGTCCCGCAGGGTGAACCACTCGCCTTCGTCGTTGCGGACCTGGATACCACCGGGGAAGGCGTTCACGTTCTCGGCGCCGATCATGGCCTCGAAGTCAGCCGGGGAGTCTTCCGGCCAGGTCAGCACGGACAGCTCGTGCGGCACTGAAACGTAACGACGGGGAGTCATGACTGCATCGTAGGCTTCATCCAGGCACCGCGCCGCAGTTCCCAGTCATCCATCACGGGCGGCCAGCCGACCGCCGCCGGGCACAGCTCCCAGCCTCCGCCGGCCAGGATCGCGCCGGGCTGCATCTCGTCCATGATGCGAGCTTCGAGCTGCTCTTCCAGCAGCCGGTCGCGGAACGGCCGGTACAGCCAGACCAGGTCCCACGAGGCGTAGGCGCCGGGAGGCATCTGGAGAGCGTCGTCGTTCCAGACGTCGCCGTACTGCCCAGCCGCCTTCGCCATCGCCGGCACGATCTCGATGCCGCAGGCGTTCAGCCCGTAAAAGTGACGGGCCAGGAGCATCTTGGTGCCGGGGCCGCACCCGACGTCAAGGAAGCCCCGGCCCGTCAGCTCGGGGATGCACTCGAAGAGGATCGACAGGAAGTCAGCCGGCTGGAACGGCATCCAGGGCAGGGTCGGGGACGCCGGGTCACCCTGGCTGAACCACTGGTGCTCGGTCTTCTGGACGTCGCGGATCACCGCGGCAGCTGACAGGAACGGCAGGTCAGGGTCGGGGGTGATAGTGAGCGCCTGGACTCCGGTCACTCGTCCTCTTCGCAGTCGCAGTCCGGGCCGCAGCGTGCCTGTTCGCGCCGCAGGTCTTCCTCGACGAACGGCAGCGGCTGGTTCCAGTCGGCCGGGCTGTTGCCGCCGCGGATCTCCACGCCGCCGCCCGGCTGCTCGTCAAGGGGCTCTGGAGTAGTCATGGCGTCACGCTACCACGCGTTAACTCCAGTACGAAGAAGGCCAGACGTCAACTGTCACCTCGTGCACGCGCCCGTAAGTGACGCCCGCGGCGAGCCACCGCTGCACCAGCTCCCAGTCTTCCGTCGCCGACGCCGGCCCCCAGGTGCCGTGCTCCAGGACGCTGCGCCGGTGCATGATCATCGGGGTGCCGATCTGCCCGCCCATGGGAGCGCCGGCCCCGGCCCCCACGTGGAACCACTCCCCGGACCGGCTGTGGCTGGCCATCACCGAGTACGCCCAGCCGACGGACGGGTCGTCGCTCAGCACCCCGGCGAGCAGCCGCACGTGGTCGGGGCGCAGCGCGTCGTCGTCGTCGCAGTAGGCGATGTACTCGCCCGCGGACATCTCGATGCCCCGCAGCCGGGCGTGATGCCCCCAGTGAGGCTCCGGGTCGTGCTCCTTCAGCGAGGAGAACTCGGTCCGGTGAGTGAAGGCGCTTCCGGACATCAGCTCAAGCATCAGGCTCGACAGCTTGTAGTCCGGGCCGTCAGACACGATGACGTGCTCGACCTTCGGGTACGCCTGTGCCTGAACCGACGGGATGCACCGGTTGACCAGCTTCTCGTGCCGCTGGCCCCAGGTCGGGGTGATCACCGAAACCAGGGGCTTGCTCACCGGTCGAACCTCCGTGTCTCGTTCGCTACGACCCGGCGCATCTCAGCCTCCAGGTCAAGGCCGAGGATGTTACCCAGCCCGTACAGGGCAAGCCCGACGTCGGCGTACTCCTTGCGCGTCCCGTCGCTGGGCATCGGCACGTACAGCCCGCGCAGCAGCTCCGCCATCAGTTCCCCTAGCTCTTCCGCGACCTTCATCGCAGCAAGCTCTACCGTGGGATAACGGTCCGCGCCGTGCTTGGCGATAATCTCGCGGACCAGGTCGTGACCGCTCACCAGACCTCCGGGACGAACAGGTCGCTGTTGAACTGCGCGAGCGCGAGCGGGCTGAACTCGGTGCCGCCGAGCTTGCGGATATCGGCGTTGAGGCTGCCGTCGCGGCAGTAGGCGTGCCAGGCGCGCAGGTCCTCGCCGGTGCCGGAATAGGAACTCTGGTAGGTGGCGTCGTGCGGGGCGCCGCCGGAGGTGTAGTGCAGGTGCGGGATCAGCACGTCGTGCAGGTAGGTGATGCCGCAGGCGGTGCCCCAGGCGTACCAGGCGACGTCCACGTACATGTGCGCGATCGACGGCGGCCCGAAGTACCCGAGCGCCTTGACGACCTCGGCGCGCATGAAGACGTGGCAGGACAGAGTGCCGGGCGCCCGCGAGGGGTACTGGTCGTTGCCGAACGCGAACGGCGTCTTCTCCAGCGCGTCCATGATCTGCGTATCCCAGCCGGGGGTACTGAACACGTTGTCGTCGCCGACCTGCCCGAAAGCCCGGTAGTCGTAGGTTTTCCAGCTAACCAGGTGGTTCGTCCAGGCGGTGACTTTACGCAGGTCGTTCCGGATTTCCCAGGAGACGATGTCAGGGCGCTGGCTCGTTTCCATTACGCTGCGGTAATCCGGCAGCGCCGGATCGTCCTCGTCTAGCCCGACGGCTAGGTCTGTCTTCATCTCGCACGTCGCCTTCATCGTGGACATCAGCCGGGCGATGTTCTGCGGACGGCCGCGGCTGGGCACGGCAAGCATCAGGTCTCTCACTCTTCTCCTTCAGTTCGGCCTACACACCAGGTAGGTGCGCGGGGGCGGTCCCCAGGGCACTTCCGTCACGGTGTAGCCCGCTTCCACGAGCAGCTCGGTGCACAGGCGACGGCTGTCTATCTGGGCTACGTACGGGTAGACCTCGGTATGGTCTTCGATCAACAGCCGGGGGCGCAATGCGTTCAGGACCCGCGGGCCGCTGCGCAAGACCCCTAGTTCAGCACCCTCTACGTCGATCTTGATCAGGTCTACCTTGTCCAGGCCCTCAGCGATCTCGTCTAGTGTGGCCCACAGGACATCCGGCCGCGGGATCAGGTACGGGTACTCTGACGCCTCTAGAGCCGCGCGCATGTCCGCCGGGTAACCCGGGCTGTCGAACACAGCAGCATTGAGGACCGTGAAGTCTGTCAGGCCATTCGCAGCAGCCACGCGCTCTAGCTTGGCCGTAGCGCCCCGGTCCGGGTCGACGGCGATCACGCGAGCGCCGGCTAGCAGCGCAGGGACCGTGTAGCTGCCGACCGCCGCGCCGATGTCGATGACGGTGTCTCCGGGTGCCGGATGCCAGTAGGCATCGCGGACAGGCTGCTCATCGGTGTAGGCAGCAGCTAGGCCCGGTTCGCCGGGGATGATCACGCGTAGGGTCCTATCTGCCTGAGCCACGGGTAGTCCGGCAGTTCCGGCATGTGCCCGAGGGGACGGCGGTCGCTCTTGAAGGAGTCGCCGGTGGATTCCTGGTAGTAGTACAGCTCCTCGTCGATGAAGGTCTCGTACCGCAGCACCCCGGTAGCCCGGACCTGGTTCCCCCAGCGGCGCTCGGCTTCCCAGCCGCCTTCCCAGGTGCCGAGCAGGGCGATGTCACGGCGGATCGGGTTGAACTGGGCAATGTCCCGTTCCAGACGGCCGGAGGTGTCCTGCCAGCCGCCGCAGGCGAGGGAGTGGATGACGGGCTTCTGCGGAACGGTGTTCTGCGTCCACCTGACCCGGAAGCCGACGTACTGCGGCAAGTCTTCCAGGGCGGTAGCGATCTTCTCGACGTAGTCCGGGGCGATCATGTCGTCATCGTCGGCGCAGCAGACGTAATCAGCGGTTGACGCTTCAATCAGCGCCTGGGTCTTGCCGCCGTAGCAGAGTTCGAGGTCGTCACGGTACAGCAGCACGCCGACCCCGGTCCGGGGCAGCTGCCGGTCGAACTCGGCAAGGAGCCGCAGCAGCTTCTCGTGCCGGTGCGGGATCGAGGTGATCAGGACCTGCCAAGTGGACATCATCCGATCAGCCTTTCCCCGGGCGGCAGCCGCTGCACGTCGTCCTCGTAATTCGCTCCCGACCGCGGCCCTTGGGTGAACACCAGGACCTCGGTGTCCTCCAGCGCCTCCCAGGCGTGCGCGACGCCGGGTCTGTCGGTGACCAGCTCGCCGGGTCCGTGTTCCCGGGTGAGCACCACGCCGCCCGGGACGCGGGACGCCATCAGCAGCCTGCCCTGGATGACGTAGGTCCACTGGGTGGTCTCGTTGTGCGTGTGGTTGCCGCGGACGGCACCGCGCCGGGTGAAGATGTAGGTGATGCTGTCGACGCTGTCGTTCAGCAGGTCCTGGATGACGCCGCGGTCGTCCTCGAAGCGGTCAGTCACGGTAGGGCCTTTCCCTGAACGCGTCGGCGGCGCTGACTACCCTCGGCTCGGGCAGCGGGACGATGAACTGGCCCTTGTACCCGCGCTCGCGGAGCTTCGGCAGGATGTCGCCGGCGATGTGCCAGGACAGGACGAGCGCGTAGGGGGGCTGGTCGGCAATGAGCCGTTCCTCGTCGACCACTTCGATCGCGGTGCCGGGGATGTGCGTGCCGATCTTGTCGCTGCCTGCCCGTTCGCAGACGCAGTCGATGAAGTCCTTGATGCCGGCGTAGTGGATCAGCGGGGTCGCCCGGGTAGTGGCGCCGATACCGTAGACGGCCTGGTGCTTGTCTTTCAGCTGCCACAGCATGGCGCGCAGCGCGGTCGCCGCGGCCCTGGCCCGGCCGGGGAAGCCGTCCCGTGCCCTGCGCGCGGTCACCCGGAACGACCCGCCGTGCACCGGGGTCTGCTCGGTGCCGGTGACCCGCAGGCCGTGCTGTTCCAGCAGGCGGCACAGCGTACCGGGGGTGTAGTAGCGCAGGTGCTCGTGGTAAACCGTGTCGATCTGAAGGCCCTCGGTGATGCTGGCGAGATCATGGTTCTCGGTGACGAACACCCCGTCATCGTCGAGCAGAGTGTGCACGCCGTCGAGGAAGCCATGGATATCAGGCGCGTGCGCGAGGACGTTGCAGGCGGTGATGACCTTGGCCTGGCCGTATCCATCGCGCATGCCGCGGGCAAGGCCCGGGGTGAAGAAACCCTTCTCCCAGCTGATGCCCTCGGGAATCTTCCTGCCCTGGTCCGTCGGTTCGACCGCAACGCGCCGGAGCGCCGGCCCGAAGAAATTGAGCAGGGTGCCGTCGTTAGCACCGATATCGACAACCAGGTCCTCGACCAGCAGGTTGTACTGAAGATGACGGGCAAGGCACCTGTAGTGCTCCCGCAGCACCCGCGAGTTCCCGGTCGTGTACGGGTGCGCGGGCCGGAACACGGTCTCCGGGTCAACGACATAGGACAGCTGGACGAGGCCGCAGTTATCACAGCGGAGTAGCTTGAGCGGGTAACTGGAAGCGGAACCGCCTTCGGCGAGCGGCTGTGTGCCCATGTCGAACAGCAAGGCCAGGAAGACAGAACCGCAGCCGCCGCACTCCTTGACGTCACCGCTCATTGGCGCGGTACCACTCAACCGTCTTGGCGAGGCCCTCGCGGAACGGCACCTGCTCAACATGCGGCCGGGTGCGGAACAGTTCCCGGTTAATCTTCGCCGTGTCGGGCAGGCGGCGGGGCGGCGACCCCTGGGGGAGCTTGCCGGGCATGAGCTTGATCTCCCGGCCGTAGTTCCAGGCGGTCAGCCCGGCGACGTCCTCGATGCGCCACTCGTCCATGGTGCCGACGTGATAGACACCGCCCTCGGTACCCGGCCGGGTAAGGACCTCAAGCTGGTCGATGCAGTCGTCGATGAAGCAGAACGACCGGGTTTCCAGCCCGGTGCCCTGGATGGGGAACGGGATAAGCCCCTCGGGGTGCTCGCGGTCGAGCTTGGTCATCCGCTCGCAGAACTCGGGGATGACGTGCTCCCAGCCCATATCGGGGCCGTAGATGTTGTGCGGCCGGGCGATGACGAGGCGGTCGAGGACGCCAGTCCGCTGCCAGGCCAGGGCCATCAGCTCGCAGGCGATCTTGCCGCCGCCGTAGGAGTAGCGGGGGTTGAGCACGTCGGGGACGGTCAGCGGGATGGTCTCCGGGGTGGGCACGACGGACGCGACCTGGTACGCCTCAGACGAGGAGACCAGCAGCATGTCCGCGCAGCCGGTTGCCTGGCACGCGTCGAGCACGGTCAGCATGCCGCGCACGGCGACGTCGAGGACCTGGCGGGGCTCGGCGTAGAACGTCTGGGTGCCCTGGAGGTAGGCCATGTGCACGACGGCGTTGCAGCCCTGCATCGCGACGGCGACCGCTTCGGGGCTGCGGACGTCACCGTAGACAAGCTCGCAGTTCACCCCGTCGAGGCGTGACCGCCTGCCGCGGGACAGGTCGTCGAGAACGCAGACCTCATGGCCGCTGGCAACGAGGCGGCGAACGAGGTTACTGCCGAGGAAGCCGGCGCCGCCGGTCACCAGGTATCGCATAAGCGAGACTTTACATCCTCCCCAGGGGGAAGCTCGGTAACCGGGGCATTCCGGGCGCTGCCGAGGTTCACCTTGGTCTTTGCCGCGCAGGGGCCACAGATAGTGCGCGACTCAGACATCGGCTTGCCCTCCTTGTCCTTCCCCTGGATCGTGAGCACCTGGAGGTCAGGGTCCTTCTCGCTGAAGGAGTGCCCGCCCTGCTCGCACCACAGCGCCTTCGTCGGCTCCATCTGCCCCTCTTTCCTGCTCAGCATCTCTAGGGTCTTGTGCGCTTCATCGGATATGTGCCGTGCAAGCGCCGCTAGCTCGGGAGCCTGGCACCCCTGGTTACGGCATGACGGCAGCGCGTTCTGCACGTACGCCGACCCGGGGGTAACCTGAGTCCAGGACGCCATCAGCCTTTGTACTCCCATCCCACCGGGAACAACATACGGTACGCGTTAACCCACTCACCATAGTGGCCCTCGATAGTGTTCTCACGTGCTTTCTCCTTGGCAGCTGCCCCCATCTTCAGCCGCAGGTCGGTGCTGCCCGCCAGCTCGGACAGGTACCGCAGCCACTCGTGGTCCGTCTTCGCGAGGAACCCGTTGACGCCGTGGTCGATGAACCGGCGGTACGGCTCGACGTCGGACGCGACGACGGGGATGCCGCGGCTGAAGTACTCAAGTGCCTTGACATGGCTCTTGGAGCGGCTGAACTGGGTGGACAGCAGCGGGCAGATGCCGATGTCGAAGTCGATAGCGCGGTAGTAGACCTCGGGGTCGTCGGTGACGTGTATCCACGGGATGTGGAATGACCGCTCGGGCGGGCACTTGAACTTGTCCCGGTAGTCGACGCCGTTGAGGTACAGGTCCCACTGCGGGAACCGTTTCAAGAGTCGGCGGACCGACGGTACCGCCATGTGAATGTCGCGCGCATGGGAGGCACCGCCGGCCCAGCCGATGCGGAGCCGCCGGTCGAACGGGTCGCGGGGCAAATCTAGCACCCAGCCGGGGACGTAGTTGGGCAGCACCTCCACGGTGACCCGGTTGCCGAGCATCTCGCGGAAGCGGTCACCGAGGTGCGGGCTGGTGGTGGTCACCAGGTTGGCGGTAGCGATGTAGCGCAGCGTCGCCTCGCGGACGTCAGTCCCCTCCTTGTAGGAAGCGTAGGCGGCTGAGTTCTCCCGGGTGATGGAGAAGACGTCGTCGTCGTTCTCGTACACGGTGCGCCGCCACGGGGTACTGCCCCACCGGCGCCACAGGCCGAGGCCCTCGTACGCGCTGGCCCGCTGGGAGACCACCACGTCAACGTCGTCCGCGTCGGTCAGCTTCACCGCGGGCGGCGCGTCCCGCATGAGCTTGGCGCCGCCGGACCGAAACGCGACGCTGACATCCGGGGTCAGGGCGTTCACCGCGGTCAGCGGAACATAAATCCTGTACCAGGCGCAACCGGAGCCGCCGTCGTGCGATGCAAGGATCTTCACTCAGCCTCTTCGTCTTCCGGCTTGATGAACCAGATTGTCATCTTGCCGAGCACCGGATCGGTTTCGAGGTCAACTTCGGTCCTGACACCGATCATCTCGCCGCAGCCGCGGAGGTAAACCTGTGCGTAGTACTGATCTGCCATGCAGGGCAGCATAGCCAGCTCGCCGTCCCCGTCACCAGGTCGAGGGGCGGCGCCGGCGGAATCGAACCGCCGCACCCGGAAGGGGCCACTGGCTTCCTGGGCAGCCTGCCGACTCGAACGGCGCGACCGGGTGCTTGCAAACCTGCCCGCCAGGTTAGTACGTCACGAGGCCGTTGCGCGCCCCGTCGTTCGCCTGGAGTTCGCCGCACGCGCCGCCGCGCAGGATGACGGTCTGCCCGCAGCCGCACAGCCAGCCGAGTGACGTGCCGCACGGGCAGGGGACGAGCTTCCCGTTAGCCCGGCGTGCCGCGGCGCAGGTCTTGCCGTGCACGGCGAGCTTGCGGGCCATCTTCCGTGTGTTCACAGCTACTCCGTGAAGGCGGCAATCCAGTGCTGGCGGACGGCCTCGTTCATCAGCCCCCAGGCGGGCAGCGGCTCGCCGTGCACGGAGACCCCGCCGCAGTGCGCCACATACCTGCTGTAACCGGCCTCAGCCCGCGCCTCAGTATCCGGAGCGGCGACTACCTTGCTCAGCTCGTGCCAGAAAGCGAGCGCGTGACCCGGCTGCTCCTCGATCTCGAAGACGGCCGGCCCGGCAACAGCGCGGATGACGACAGTCTTCCGGGCGCGGTCACGGGTAACTGACAGCGTCATAGCGGCATCTGCTCCTTCAGCTCGGCTGTCTGCCTGTCGGTCTTGGCGTCGACGTGCTCGGCCATCAGCCCGGTGGTGAAAAACGAGAACACTGCCGTCCAAGTGGGAATGATCAGGACCATGATGGCCAGGGCGACTATATGGGCAGCCCAGCCGTGCGGGGTGACGTCCCCGTACCCGACGGTGGTCACGGTGACGACGCCGAAGTACAGGCCGTTCCACAGCCCGCAGTGGTCGACCGCACCGAAAACCGCACCGCCCGCTACGTCGAGGACGACAACGATACCGAGCAGCCGCACAGCCTTCTGGTGATGCAGGTTCAAGGCCGTCTGCCACAGGAAGTCATGAACCCGCCGCCAGGTCACAGGTCGCCCGAGCGCGTCTTCAGCAGCACGACCAGCTGCCCGAGACTCGCCTCGATCGACTCTAGTAGCTCGCGTTCCGTCCGCTCGGGCCGGGCGTGGTCGTGGTGGACACCGCACCAGGGCGTGCCGCTGACCTTGTGCTTGCCGATCCGCCAGCAGCCCGCCTCATGGCAGTTGACATGCGCCCACATGCCGGTGATCAGCGTCGACAGGCCCACCAGGGTGAACAGCGCCGGGACACTGGACGACCAGGCTGCGTAATAGTCGCTGGTCTGCCCGTCCCACCCGAGGAAGTGCATGACCTTGGGCCAGTAGGCGACTAGCACGGAAACGGCGACGGCCACCGTAAGGAACACGGCGGCCGTCCGGGCGGTCTTGTTCACGCTAGGTCTGGCGCCACACGCCGGGGCCGTCCTCGAACGAGCCGGTCGTGCTGCCGAAGTCGGTGTCGGAAGTGGGACCGGAAAAGTGGTCAATCGAGCCCCACGGCGCGAGGCCGGATTCCCGGTTGTGCCGCCCGTCGGTGGCGTTGTAGTTGACCGCGTGCCGCGGCGAGCCCTCGTGCGAAGACGGCGTCGACAGGGTCGGCTCACCGCCCTTGGCGCCGGTCGGCTCGCCGCCGCGCCCTGTGGGGTGCTCGACCGGCCCCCAGCTGCCTACTGCCATTACGGCACCTTCTTCCAGGTCACGGCGGTCGGGTGGAACGAGCTGCTGCCAATCAGCGTTTTGAGCTGGCGGTCGTTGTTAGGACCGAGGTCAGGCTCAGGACGGCTGTGCGACGGGATGCCCTGGGTCGCCTCGGACTCACTGCCGGCCGGGCTGAACGGCGGGACGACGCTGACGGTGTTGCCCGCGTGCATCGACGAGTCGCCGACGAGGGTCCCCCGGGCGATGTCACTCAGGTCCTGCATCAGGCGCCTCCTCCTGGACGAACGCGGACGGCGTGAGGCCGAACCCCTCCGGGGGCGGGGCAAGCTCGTCCTGCCGGCCGGCACCGACCGCGCCCGCCAGCGGCCATGCCGTCCACTTGACCCCGGAGAAGTCCTTCATTACGGGTGCATCCCCCGGACGCGGCCTTCGCCGGCACCGGTAGAGGTGGGCCGGGCGTTCTGGAGGATCGGCAGCGTGGGGCCGCCTGCGTAGCCGTCGCTGTTGAACTGGGTCCAGTCGCCGTTGCCGCTGATAGTCCCGGTCGTCGAAGACTCGCGGTGCTCCTGGCCCATGAAGCCGAAGAAGTCGGTGTAGGTGACTGTCTCGCCGCCGCCGCTGTTAGACGCGCCGCTGCTGCCGGGGGCGCCCGTCGAGGTAATGGGCGCACCGCTCAGGCCGGTGATGCCCTCTTCGAGCTGGCCGTCGTACTCGGTGACGTCCGTCGACGCGCTGGTGCGGGAGCCTGCGCTGCCGGGGGCGCCGGTGGAATAGTGCTGGGCGAAGCCGAAGATCTCGCTGGGGAGCTGGCCCCGCTGGTTAGTCGGGTCGAGACCGGGCTCGCCGGCGCCGTTGCGCCCCCGGGCCGGCATCTGGCGCTGAGGACGCGGGCTGCGGCCCGGGTTGGTGCCGTCGCTGACAGCTGCCATCGTGTCTCCTTCACGGGTGGCGAGGCTGTCCGGCTCCTGCTGCTACCAGCAGGCCGCAGATGCTTCGTGTCTTATACCCCCAGTGTAGGGTGCTACAGCCGCTCGCCATAGCGGGACATCAGCTCGTTCTTGGTAAGGCCGGCAACCTCAGCGAGATCGGGACGGGGCTGGCCGTGGCTGCCGTGCAGCGCCCACTCAATCCACTTCGCCTTCGAGTGCGTCGTCCACGGCTGCGTCAGCCCGTCCCCGTCAGCAGCACGGCCGGGCAGTATCACCGGGTCGTCGTCGTACAGGCCGTACTCCTCGGTCAGCTGCACCAGCTCCCGGGCAGCCTCTTCCGGGGTGAGCCCGCGTTCCATCATGCTGACAACCTGCTCGCCGCTCGGCGCGTTCTCCCGCTTGACGACCGGGATCTCCTGCACGCCGCTTGCCGTGAACGACGGGTGCGGGTCGTGCTCGGGCGCGTACACGGCGAGCTTCAACTCGTTCACCATGAGGTCCGCTTCCGCGTCCTCCAGGTACCGGATCGCGGTGGCGTCACCCTGGACGCGCTCGTTCAGGCCGTTGGCCCGGGTCAGACGGACAGCTTTCACGTACGCCTCCTAAGCAGCGGAAAACCCGCCTTCAGCGTAAACCGAAGACGGGCTTCCCGTAGAGCACACCTATCGCAGGGTGCCGCCAGCTTAACTCAGCTGGTGCCGCCCTGGAACAGGACCAGCGGCTGGCCCTTCAGCAGCGGGGTAACCGAGGTGGGCGGGTTCATCAGCTGGCCGTCAGCCCGGATGATGGCCCTGAAGGACACCAGGTCCGACCCGAAGGCGAAGTCGTCCGACCGCTCGAACCGGACTCCGCCGACCATCCGGACGAAGTACTGGCTGAAGTCGCCGAAGACGATCGACGGGCTGGACGTGGTATTGAGGGCGTTCATGAACGGATCGGCGACCAGCGGCTTGCCGAGCAGCAGGTCGGGCGAGCCGAGGACCGTCGAGGGCTCCCACAGGGGGCGGCCGACGGAGTCGGTCAGCTTCCGCAGGGCCGCGAGGGTGCGGTCCGCGCCGAGCCAGTAGCAGCTGCGCGACTGACGGTAGGGGGCGATAACCGAGTACTCCATGTCGATCAGGTTGGAGTACGACGGGCCGCCGGGAACCTGGCCGGTGGCGGAGGCGCCCGCGGCCGTGGAGCTGGTGCCGGTGACCGCGACGGGCGCTGACATGATGTTGCCGGAGATGCCGTTGCCGCCGTTGATCAGCGAGGAGCCGAGCGCGTTGCCGATCGCGCGGCCCGCCGACATGGCGAGGTAGCCGAGCAGGTTGACGCCGCTGTCGTCGATCAGTTCACGGGCTACCTGGATCAGGATGCCGAACTTGTTGGCGGTCAGGGTCTTCTGCGCGAAGACCGGGTCGGCGGTCGCCAGGGTCGCGGACTGCGCGGCCGAGACGCCTACCTGGACGCCCGCAGAGGTCAGGCCGGTGTGCTGCTGCACGATGGGAACCTGGATCGGCTCGCCGCCGGCGGTGTTCAGAACGGTCGGGCCGGTCTGCATGACGCCCGAGACCTCAATGAGGTAGGCGAGCAGCTGGTCGTAGAAGTCAATCGGGACAATGCCGGCGTTGGTCTGGTTGGTGAACGAGCCGGGCGCAACGTAGGCGTCGGTCAGCACGCGGACTTCAGCCGGGCTGATGGGACGGCCGGTGCCGAGCCGCTGCATGATCCGGGACTCGGAGCTGACGATGTCGAGGGTGCGCTTCTCGCCGCGGGCGAAGGCCCGCATCTCGACCTCGAAGTCGTTCAGCTTCCGGTTCATGCCCGGGTTGGAAGCGCGCTGCTCAAGGCCGGCGTACATCTCGTCGGTCGCCGCGGTGCGCTTCTCGTCTTCGAGGATCTGCTTCAGGCGCTGGTCGACGCCGTCCAGCTCCTCGTGCATCGCGTTGAAAGAGCGCTGCTCGTCTTCGGTGAAATTGCGCTTCTCAGTCGAGGCAGTCATCGCCAGGGACTGGATCTTCGCCCAGACCCCCAGCTCCTGCTCGTGAAGGCTGTTGGCAAGGTCCGATGCCACTGCCGGTCCTTCCTGTTCCAGGACGGGACCAGCTCCAGCGCAGAACGCGCGGCCGTGGCTATAACTCAAATTCAAGACTAGGGGAAAACCCCGGTAAACGCATAGGCGCCCTGGGGACGAATCCGCAGGACGCCTATTAGACCTCGCTACCAGACGAGGGCTTCAGCTTAACCCGCGGGCGGCGCCGGGGGAACCACGTTCGCGACCGAGGCCGCTGACGCATCCAGGTTCACCTGCGCCTGCGCGATCTGCGCGACCGCGGCATTCAGCGCCGTGGTGTCGACCGACGCCGGGAGCGCCGCGAGGGCCGCCTGGATCGCGGTCACGCCGGTGCCGATAGTGGTGATGTCCGCCTGCATGTCGGTCAGCAGCGCAGTGAGATCCGCTACCGCCGTGTTGATGTCGTCCTGAGCTGCCATGATGTTCTCCAGTTTCGTAGTCAGCCGCTGCTCCATCGCCTGGAGCATGCGCTCGATCTCCCCGCGCTGCACGGGCTTAGTCAATCACGGTGAGCTGCTCGCGCATCGCGAACACAGCCGCCAGGGCTTCCGGGCCGGTCAGGGTCCGCTTCTCCGCCTCTGCGGCAGCCTCGGTCTCGCCCGCGTCGCGGTTGCGGGGACGTCCGGGACCGCGGCCGGCGCCGTCGTCGACTTCCATCGGGGTATGCGCGCCGTGGTGGCCGGCTGCCATCGCGCAGGGCAGGCCGTTAGGCCGGGAGTAGCAGCGGCCGGTGCAGTCGCCGTCGTGCCCGGAACCCATCACGCAGGGCTCGCCGTCCACGTACTTGCGGCACATGGTGTCGGCGTTGTGCATCGCCCGGCTTTCCTCGGCGTGCTCAAGGATTTCCTCGGCGGTGTGCTCGCGCTGCTCCTCGTCCTCCTGCTCCGCGCGCTCTTCACCCGCGGCCTCTTCCTCCGCCACGTAAGTCCAGTGCCGGAGCGCAACCTGCGGGTCGTCGAGCATGCCGGACTCGCGGGTCTCCGGAACAGGGGCGGGCTTCGGCACGGGCCGGTCGCTGCGCTTGAACAGCCGGATCGCCTGCCCGGCCTCCAGCATGCTGCGGACCTCGGCCGGCTCGGCGTCGACCCACATGGCCAGGGACTCCACGGCGCCGGTCATATTGCGGGCGACGGCGCTGGTGTCACGGTAGGCGGGGTCGAGGACAGGCGCGGTGTCGACCGTCTGCACCTTGTGCAGGGACCGCATCGGGAAGCCGAAGTCGGAGACGCCCCACTCGTCGTCCTCGCCGGGAACCATGCAGCGGAACGCGAAGGAGCTGTAGCGGACGTCGCCGCGCTGCACGTACTCAACGACATCGGAGCGGCACTCCGGGGGGAGCACGTCGTAGTGCAGACCGCGCTCGTCGATCGCCAGCGACAGGGTGCCGGAACCGGTGGTACCCAGCACCATGTTGGGGTCGTGGTTGTACCGGCAGACCACGTCAGGCCAGCCGGCGTCGCGGGACTCGTTGAAAGCGGTCGGCATGACCCGCTCGACGAAACCGCCCAGGCGCCGGGACAGCTTGCCGAACGCGGCGGCGTACCCGGTGATGTGCGGGGGCTGGCCGTCGCCGATGCTGCGGATCTCCGGGATGTCGGCGAGGAACCGGACTTCGGGGAGCAGCGAGTCGAGGGACCGCCCGGTGCCGGCGCTGTCGTGCTCGACGCCGTGCCGCTTGGCCGCGGCGAGGATCTTTGGCATGGCTTCCTTCGCGAAGCGGGAGCCCTGGCCTGCGCGGGCAAGGGCGTTCCGGACGTGGGCGGCGTCGTGGACGGGATAGTGCCGGAGGCTGCCGGGAACGGTCTTGCCGTTGACCTTCTTGCCGCCGGGCTCGATGTAGGCAAAGGCGCTGTCGGGAAGGTTGTCCCGCGCGCTGCTGCTCAGAACAGCCATCTGGTGGTCTCCTTCTCAGACAGCGCAGGGTGTGCCTGGCTTATAAAACAGGGTAGGTACCTGCTACCTGACGTGCAACGTGTCACTTGCGGTGTCCGTTCGCGGAAAGGACGACGTCGCGGAGGTCATCGCGACCGGGCACCCACGGGGCGTACAGGTGCTCCGACGGAATCTCCTCGCCCAGTGCCGCCTCGTGAACCTCAATCTGGTGCGCCCGCTCGGCGATGCGCGCGTACATGTGCCGGGCCAGCTCGCGCAGCTCGAAATCGACGCCCATGTCCCGCTGGACGCTGATCAGCGAGGCGAGGAACGACGCCGGGTCCTGGGCCAGGGGGAGCGGCGCGTTCGGCTTGCCGATCGGCACCTTCCCCGCAGGAGGGACCGGCCCGGTGACCGCAGGCGCGGCAGGGGCGCCGCCGAGTCCGCCGGGAGTGGCGCCAGGACCCGTTGCACCGCCGCCTGCACCTCCGCCGGACTGCCCGGCACCGCCCTGGCCCGGCTGCGGTGCGACCGCCTGCGGGAGCTTGCCCTGGGAGATCAGTGTCTTCTCCAGCTTGATCAGCCGGTCGGCGGCGACGTCGATTTCCAGCACGACGGACTTGAGGAAGCTCTTGGGGATGGCGCCGGCCCTGGTACCCATCGCGTTCATCGTGGTCAGCGGCATTTCCTCGGCCCCGATCCCGGACCCTAGCGGGGGCAGGTCTTCCAGCTCGCGGATCTCGTCGGCGGTACGCATGCCGATGTTCCGCATGACCTGGTACATGTTCATGCGGGCTTCGAGGTCGGTCTTGAGCAGCGCGTCGGTGTAGAAGCGGGTGAACCGGTTGCGGGGCAGCAGGTCGAAGAAGCTCTGCTCGAACCGGACCAGCCACGGGCGCAGCGCCTCGATGATCGCCAGGGTGTCCTGCTCCTGCGAGCTGTAGTGCAGGTTGTCCCCGGCGAGGCCGCCGAGCTTGTTCGGGGGCAGGTTGAGGATCGCGGCGACCTGCGTCGCGTTCAGCTGCATCGCCTCGATGAACTGGGCCTCGCTCGGCGGTACGGTCACCGGCTTGTAGTCCCAGTCGCGGCCGTAGACCAGCGGCTCGCGGCGGCGCAGCGACTTAACCAGCTCGGCGCGGATCTCGGCCGCCTGGGCTGCGTTAACTTCCATCTCAGCGTTCTGGAAAGTTCCCGGGGGGAAGCCGCCGCCCTCGTACCAGCTGGTGCCGTACCGCTGGGCTTCCTTGCCGGCGCTGATCGTCAGCGCGAAGGCGCGCATCGGGCTGATCGCCTCGACCCGGCCGGGCAGGGTAATGCCACGGACGTGGAACACCTCGGAGTCGGGGCCGTACCACTGGACCTCACGGCCGAAGACGAACACGCGCGACCGCAGCGGGTTGGCACTGTTGACGTCCTTGGCTTCCATGACGTAGACGTCCTCGGGCGGAATCCACTCGATGCCCGTCGGGAAGCCGTAGCCGTCCTTGCCGGTGATGAAGCCCCAGCAGTTGCCCTGCAGCAGCACCGACACCATCGCCTGCGACATCCAGTCGAAGAACGTGCCGATGACCGACGGCTTGTCGAAGATGGTGGGACCGCCGTACAGCCGGTGCTTGCCGGCCCCGTACCCGCCCCCGCCGTCCAGGGACTGGTAGACGCGCAGCGGCAGCGAGGCCGCGTTGTCCGACAGGAGCTTGACGCCGGCGTACAGCGCGGGCAGGCCCATCGCCTCTTCGGCGCCGAAGAACTGCCGCGACGGGTGGACCGGGCCGCCGACGTCGAACCGCCAGAACGGGTTAGTCCAGGGACGCCACGGAACGCCGCCGATGACCCGCTGCTCTGCGGCAGAGGCACGGACGCTCTCGATCAGTCCCACAGCCGGAGACGCCCTTTCGCGAAGGGTCTCCTAGCTCCTAACTCTGCGACAGAGCTGGCCGTAGGCATGCCACTACCAGGCAAGCGTACCGGGACGCAAGCAGCAAGAACAGCTGTAGTGCGGTGCACCGGATTGCCGCCCCCGGTACTGCTGGCCCTCTACACCTGAGCACCCGCTGAAAAACGGGAACCGCAGCCAGCCCCGGCTGAATCTTACTGCGGGTACGAGGACTGCGCGGGCTTCGCCTCGACCGGGACCTTCGCACCGCGGCGGTAGCCCATGCGGGCGGCGAGGGCGCAGAAGATGACGCCCTTGGACGCATAGAACCAGGTGCGGCCGATGACCCAGAAGACGCCGAAGAAGACACCTAGCACGACGGTCGCAAAGACACGCGACGGCGGATTAGCTGCAGCGATGCGGCCTGCCTCGTCACTGAGCAGGTCGACGCGGGTCGCGTCCATGGTCATCGTCATAAGCCCAGCGTACAGCGGAAGGTAAAGGAATCGAACCCTCGGGACGCATTGCCCGCCCGGCTTTTCGAGAGCCGTTTGCACCCGTGTGCGGTACCTTCCGCGGAGGGTGCAGGGGTCGAACCTGCGCACGTTTACCGTGACTACGGGATAGCAGCCCGTCGCCTTGCCTCTCGGCCAACCCTCCAGAAAACGCTCTTACGAGCGGGTACTAGACGGTGATCGGCGCGAGGTCATAAGCCCAGCGTACAAGCGAAGAGCCTCCCCGGCCGCGGTCCGGGAAGGCTCTTTTTGCCGATTTTTATCGCCATGTGCGAGACCTGGCTGTTATCGTCGGCTGTTAAACGACCGCGAAGCGGGGCTAAGCACCGGCAAGTCCTTCCCCGCGCACGGTGCCAATACGAGGTAAGGATATACATGCTGCGCTGCTTCAGCGTGCGTTCACCCCTCTTCCTGCGGGCGTTCCTGACCGGGACGTCAGCACTCGCCGTGACCTGCTTCGCGGGGGCGTTCTCCCTCGCGCCGGCCGCTCCGGCAGTACTAGCCTCCTATCCTGTCCGGGCCGCGGTAAACGCCCCGCTGCGCGAGGAGCCCCGGGCCGCCGTCGTCAGCAACAAGGTGACGGTGCAGGCGGGCGAGACCCTGTCCGGGATCGCGGCCGGCATGTGCGGGACCGCGGCCGACTGGACCGGCTTCTACGCTGCCAACCGGCACGTCCTGTCAAGCCCGGACCTGATCGAAGCCGGCCAGCAGCTGCAGATTAACTGCGCCGACCCCGGCTACACGCCCCCCGCCCCGCCTCCCGCGCCCGTGCAGCCGCAAGTGCAGGCACCCGTGCAGCAGGTCACGTACACCCGGCAGCCGTCTGCGGCCAGCTACTCCGGAGGCGGCGGCATGCAGTCGTGCATCATCCGCGCCGAGTCCGGCGGCGACAGCCAGGTGATGAACGCCAGCGGGCACTACGGCCTCTACCAGTTCAGCTACTCAACCTGGACCGGGTCAGGCGGGAACGGCGCCGACTTCGGCCACGCGTCAGTCGCCGAGCAGAACCAGGTCTTCGCTAACGCCGTGGCAGCCCGCGGCTACAGCGACTGGACCCCTTACGACGGGTGCTGAGCATGCCTCGTATCGAAATGAACTGGGCCGACGTCGCCTTCGGGCTGATCCTGCTGAGCATCGCCGTGATCGCGGCGACCGCCTACTACTTCGTCGACGGCCGCCGGATCGCCGCGGAGGAACGGCGTAACCGGCGCGCATTCGAGCAGGACATGGCCGACGTCAAGCTACCGGACTGGAACGGCGACACCTTCGAGTGGACACCGGAGTCGCTCGCGTACCTGGACGACACGCACCTGTACGCCGGCCCCGGCGTCGCGGACACGGCCGAGTTCGCTGCCGTCCCGGACGGGCCGGTACCGGACAGCCAGGTCTCCGGTGAGTACCACGTCATGCCGCTGACCGACGACCCCGACGAGTTCCTGGAGCGGATGCGCGCGGAGAACACCGCGTTCCTCGCCCGGCTGGACGAGACGTGAACCGGGCGGTCGCGGCGCTGGCACTACTGGCCTCGCTACTCGGGCTCACCCTGGCCGCGGTGCCCGCCAGCGCCGCGACCGCAAGCCGCGCGGCGAGCGTCCTAGCGGTCGCGGAGACCCGCGCCGGCGACTGGTACGTATACGGCGCCGCAGGCCCGTCCGCGTTCGACTGCTCGGGCCTGGTGATGTGGGCGGAAAGGCAAGAAGGGATCAGCCTGCCGCACTCGACCTACGCGATGCTCGCCAGCGGGCTCCTGGTGCCGACCTGGCACCCGGCTGCCGGGGACCTCGCGTTCTACGGCACCGGGCACGTCGAGCTGGTCGCCCGCGGTCACGACGTCACGTTCGGCGCGCTGAACACGGGCACCCGCGTCGGAATGCACCCCTGGAACGGGTACTGGCACCCGACGATGTATTTTGAGGTGCGCTGATGAATGAGCAAAGCGGAAAATGCCCCGACGCGGGAACGTGCTCGTGCTCATGCGGTATCTGCCGCGGTGGGATGTCGCACATCGACCACTGCGCCCGGCACTCCATGGGATGCCACAACGGGTGCAGTTAACTTCCGGAAAGCAGCGCTCCGCCAGTCCTGGAAAGTACGGCCAGGTTCTAGTTCCGTAAGTACCCCTCGGAGGCGGAGCGCTGCTTTTCAGTGCCAGCTGGCACTAACGCGCGCCGATAGACGCAAGCAGGTCGTAGCTGCGGCGGTCCCGGTTGAGGATGAACGCGGCAAGCGTGGCGCTGGTCACCGGGGTTATGTCACTTTCGCTGTCCCGCCGTGACCATGCCTTGCCGCCGTCCCCGACAACCCGGGTCGCCGCGGTCGCCACGGCGTGCCACAGGGTAGGCGCACCGTCCCGGCCGAAGTGCCACAGGGTCTCGCCGCGGGCCTGCTGCAGGAGCCACGCGAAGGCGGCTGCCTCCTCCGCGGTCCCGATCTCGACAAGCCGCTCGCGCCACAGCTTCTTCCCGTCGGGGATCAGCGCGGCAGCCGGGCCGCTCTTCGGCACGACCATGGCAAGCGGCTGGCGCTTCTTGTACAGCTGGTCGGCCTTCTCCAGCAGCCAGCCGGTGCCCTGGCGGGAGCAGCCCTTGGGGATCTCCAGCACGATGCGGCCCTCAGGGTGGTCCCAGGCGGCGCTGATGGTAGCGGAACGTCCGTCCTCGTCGATGTCGAACGCGAACACGATCGGCTGGACGGGGAACCCGGCGTGCTCCTGGGTGACGGCCAGCTTCTCCCAGGCGATCTCGCTGATGACCGACCAGGGGGCCTCAGGCTGCGGCCAGTCGCCGACGCCGAGCCGCTCGCGGTCGAAGACGTGCGCGGTCATGTTCCGCAGCTCGGTGTCGCGGGTGAACTTCTCGCTGATCCGGTACCCGTAGCCGGGGTTGGCCTTCGCCCAGCTGCGCGGGTCGTCCCGGTCGTCGTGCCTGTCGCACGTGACGAACATGTTGGACTCGCGGCCGAGCAGCTCGTCGCGGGTGCAGCCGTCGTTATGCGGGTCGATGCTCCACTCGGCGCCGCACAGGTCACAGGTGTTCTTCACGATGCGGCTGCGGATGGAGGCGAACTGGAAGCTGTCCTCGCGCCCGGCGGAGCCGGTGAACCAGATCTGCGGGTTAGGCCGGGCGGACATGGTCGGCAGCGACGCGGCGACCTGGTCTTCGGTCAGGATCATCGCCTCGTCGTAGACCAGGCAGTCACAGGAGAAACCGAGGCCGGACCCCTTGGACCGGGCGAGGAACCGCAGCCGCCCGGCGACCCGCCTGGTGACCTGCCGGCGCCCGGGACCGAAGATCAGGGTGGGCTGCGGGAACAGCTCGATTGCTTCCTCGCCGTGCGACCCGCTGATCCGCTTGACCCGCTTGCGCAGCGCGGGGTGGTCGTCGAAGACGGCCTTGACCCGGCGGAAGTGCTCGGCCGCGGTCTTGAACTCGTGGGCGGTGTGGATCAGCAGTTCCTCGCCCAGCACAAACAGCCCGCCGAGTTCGCGGATTTCGAGGATCGTGCCCTTGCCGTTCTGCCGGGACACGATCAGCCCGACGTCGGTCGCCGCCCAGGTGGCATCGGGCAGCACGCCAAGCGCGTTGGTCAGGAACCACGACTGCCACGGGTCAGGCTCGTACCCGGCGGCGTCCTGCGCCCAGCCGAGCACGTCGAGAGCCTGCTGGTCGCCGCAGCCGGTCTCCGGCGGGTAGTCGTCACCGCCGGAACCGCACGCGCGGCAGTGCTGGACGCGCTCGGTGTGCCGCGGCGGGCAGGTGAAGAACCGGGGCCGCTGCGCGCCGAAGACGGCACTGGAAGTAGCACTTTCCACATGCTGATACTACGGAGCACGGCAAGAGCACCCGGCGCTGGAGCATTGGCGCTCGCCTGATGAGTAGCCGGGTGCTCTTGCCGTGCATCCCCGGTGCAGGGGTCGAACCTGCTCTACTCCAGATCGGCTATGACGCCTTTTCCGGGTAACGGGCCGGTTCCGCCGGGGATGCCCTTTGCGCGGGCGTAGTTCGCCTGGTTTCCGTATCGACAATGTCCCGCGCGGGCGCAGTTCCCATGGGGACCGTACCGACAATGTCCCGCGCTAGTCCTCCTCAAACGCCCCGGTGTCCTCGTTCCACCACCAGCGGCTTGTCATCCACCACATGCGGTACGCCCAGGGGCTGTTCTCGACGTTCTCGTAGATGGCGGCCCGCAGCCCGATCTCGGCGACACGCAGATCGTCAGGACCGTCGAAGAGGCTAATCCGCTGGTGAGTCACCGCTCCGTCACGCGTTGCTCTTCTCCGGCCCGGTCACGAGCGCGGCTTCGCCCAGCAGCTGGCAGAACGGGCACGGGACCGTGTCGCACTCGGGAACGTGCAGGGTCCACGCGTCGACCGGCCCGGCGCCGCAGGTGCACACCGTGTCGCGGTCGAACACGCAATCCGCGGGCAGGAACCCGTCGTCGCCGCATACGTCGCAGTGCCGCCGCCGGGGCAGCTTCTGAATCGTCATGCTCTCCTCCTTTCTTCCTCAGCCGATGGCTTACACCAGCTCCCAGAAACTGGTGGTCGTCGCGCGGGCGGTAAGGACCTCCCAGTCACGCAGCAGCGGGGGAACCGGACTGCCCTGGGGAGTGTCGGGGCCGCCGTTCAGCGCCGACCCGCTGCCGTTCGCCATGCTCTTGGTATCCATGGCGGGTGTAACGCCTGTCATGCCGTGACTATTCCGGGCAGGTGTCAGTACCCGCTGCCGGACTCGCGGGCGCGGCGCTCGCGCTTCTGCCGGGCCGTCGCGGTCTCGTCCTCGTCCTCGTCCGGCGGGTAGGCGTCCTGCAGCGTCAGCAGGTTGATCCTGATTTCCTTGGTGTACTGCGGGCGCTCGCGCGGCGGGACGTCACCGGAGTCCAGGTCCTGGGCCAGGCCGAGCATGTTCTGCGCGAGCAGGCTCTCGCCTGCCTCCAGCGGGAGCTTCGCGAGGTCCTTCATCACCGACGCCTCCCACGCCCCGACAGCGTGGTCCGTCACGTTCTCGTCGAGCAGCCCGCAGCCCTGGCAGTAGTAGACCCCGGCGCTCTTCACCCAGATCTCGTCGCCCGCGGCGAACAGCGCCGGGCAGTGCGCGCACTTGCCGTCCCGCCGTGCCTCGATCCACCTGCCCGCGCTCACGTACTCCACTCCCTCCGGCTTGTCAGGTGCCAGCGCCGGCACTGCAGGCACCAGTACGCACGCTGCTCGCTTTTAGGCCGTCGCTCGTGCTGCTTATGCCCTATGCGAGCGAGAGCCAGCTTCGCGTCCAGCTTGCTCCGGTACGGAACCTTGCCGCATACCTCCGGCATCAGAACCGGCCTTCGGTCAGCTGCCAGAGACGCTCGGCTGCACGGTCGTGCCCGTGGTCGCACAGGGCAATTCCCAGGCGGTCGCGCTGCCTGCTGAGCCACAGCCGGAAACGAACACGCCGCGGAAGCGGGTTCAGCAGGGTCACTTTCACACGACCATCGTAGGCTGGCCTTTAGCCGCGGCCCAAGAGCTGGGAGCCGGTGCACTGCCATCCGATGAAAGGACTCACATGGCACGCACCGGCGGCAAGTACGGACGGCGTTCCCCGAAGCGGGCAGCGGCCCCGCGGCTGGGCGACTACCTGACCGGCGCCGTACCAGCGGTCCCGTCAGCCGAAGACTACCTCGCCGAGCTGAGCGGCGGCTGGCAGATGCTCGGCAACGACCAGGCGGGCGACTGCGTCGCGGTTACCTGGGCGAACGTCCGCCGACTGGTCACCACGCTGCTGTCAGTGCCGGACTACCCGGCGCAGGCGCAGGTCTGGCAGTTCTACCAGACGCAGAACCCGCAGTTCAACCCAGGCGGCGGCCAGCAGACCGGGCCGGGCTCGCAGTACGACGGCGGCATGGACATCCAGACCGCTATCGAAGACCTGATGGAGAACGGCGGCCCCGACGGGGTCAGGGCAGCCGGGTACGCGTCCGTCAACTACAAGGACCCGGCTGAGGTGAAGGCCGCGATCGCCCTGTTCGGCTACGTATGGACCGGCATCAACGTGCTGGAGGCGAACCAGCAGGAGTTCAGTGCCGGCCAGCCGTGGGACTACGCGCCGAACAGCCCGGTCGACGGCGGGCACAGCATCGTTACCGGCGGCTACGGCATCCCCGGCCCGGGTCCGCTCGGCGGCGACGAGCGGTTCATCACCTGGGCGGCCGAGACCAGCTTCACCGACCGCTTCTGGGCGAACTGCGTCGAGGAAGCCTGGGTCGTCATCTGGCCCGAGCACCTCGGCAGCAAGGAATTCCTCGCCGGGATCGACATCGCGCAGCTCGCCCAGGATTACACCGCGATTACCGGCAAGACGTTCCCGGTCGCGGTAACCCCGCCGAAACCCGTGCCCCCAGTGCCAGTTCCCGCGCCCGTCGCCCCCGAGACCCTGGTCACCGAACTCGTCCAGGGCTTCGAGAAGGTCATTGCCTGGCTGAAGAGCCTGCTCTAGACTCGCAAGCCCGGTAGCTACGGGGAACAGGGAAGCCGCCGCTCCCCCGACTGGGAACGGCGGCTTTCCCCTGCCACCGCCGGGTGACCGGTGAAAGCTACCGGAACCGCCGCAGGCCCGCAGGAACTTCGGCGAACTCTCCTGAAGTCAGCAGAACCCGGGTAAAGCGCCGCTATGTAATTACCCCCGTGTCATACGCTTTCCAGTCGACCTTGCCCTCCGGCGTCCAGAACGACCAGGACCCGTAACTGCGGCCCGCAAAGACCAGCGTGCGGAGCTTCCCGCGGACTTCCGTAATCACATGCGCCTTGCGCCGCGGCATAAGGTGCACCGACCGCCGCTCGTGGAACCGCGCCCGCGCCCCGTGTACGTCGTCGCTGTACACCAGCTCGGAATAACCGCCCGACAAGATCAGCGACACGAAACTCCGTGAATGATCGTGCGGTGGCCGGTCGCCCGCATCCGGCTTGTGAATTTCCGTCAGGAAAACACCGAACCACGGGCAGATCACCAGAACCTTCCGGTCGAGGAACGGCTCGTCCCCGACGCGGACCCAGTAGTCCCGGTTGACGCCCCATCGCGGCATGCCGCTGTTTTTCCGCTCTGTCTTCACACCTTCTTCTTCCGGTAACCTTGCGGCCCGTCGATCACCGGCCGTCGTGCCCGCCTTGCGGTAACACGCGCCTGCCACTCCGCTATTTCCCGCTCAAGCGCGAGCCGCTGCGTCTCGGTAATCGGGTGAAAATCCGGGCACTCCGCATCGCCGATACTCGTCCGCAGAGTCTTCCCACACCCGGCGCAGATCTCCTCGTGCGCGCACGACCATGACGGCTCGGTCCTGCCCCAGCTAATCGACCACTGACACAACGGCATTCGCCGCCAGATGTACGGCCGGATACGCAACTTCGGCTGGTGCGGCTCCTTCCAGTGCGCTGCTTTGCACAGACTCGGGTCCTTCTTCGCCGGCGGGCGCTTGGCGGCACTGTCGGCCGCGGCAGCCGCGCGCTGCTGGTGACGGGACGGATTCGGCCCCCACCTGTCCCAGCCGCTCGCGCGACCGTGACGCTCATACGGATCAGGCATGTACCCGACTATACACGCGCTACATTCGCGCGAAGAAATAAGGCAACCCCGTTTTGTTACCGGTACGCGTTTTCGAATTTTTGGTGAGGGGGCGGAAAAAGCTCTCTTAGCTGGGGATTTTCGGGGCTAGGGAGAGAAATGCGTCA